CACTAGATAAAGTTATTCAAGGACGTAGAGACTTCCACAACTTCTTTGAAGAACAAGGGCGTAGACGTAATGTCGATCACGAACAAGTGTTTCCAGAGATGTCAGACTTTTTTGAACTTTGTAAGAAATACGTCTAGTGCTTGTTTAGTTTCAGGCCACATATTTTCTTCTAGTTTTTTCATATAAAAATCAACGTCAACTTTCCAAAATGTTTGAAATGTTCCTTTGTACTCTAACTCTATAGGATCTTTTAAATATCCTTGGTTGTGCATAATCTTTGACCATATGCGATGTACTTTACTTTGACTTCCAGTTTCTAATGTATTTGTACTAATATATTGAGGATTTTCTAATCCAACATAGTGCATACACACAGGCGTAAGCATTTGACTAGTCCAATGATTCATAGGAGAGTGTCGATAGTTGTGTACAGCATGGGCACGTTCCCCGTCAACTATATCATTTAATACACATGTTCTAGCACTTATTCTATGTGCATTTTTTCCTAGTATGCCTAACTGTTGCAAACTATGGCTCACACTAGTGCCTACAATATTATCTCCATAGTATAATAAAAATAAGTTTGCATTTTCGTGTTTGTTAATATAATCTATTAACACAGTTTTATTATGATTGTTATAAAACCCTTTAGCAGCAGCACCTTTATAAAAATCTGTTAGATCTTGTGTACCATTATACATTTCTAGTTTATACAAATGTTTGCGTCCTTATAATCTTTTTTAGATTATTATCTACTTCTATTTTATCTACTGCCCGAAGTCTAAATCTTGGAATATATCGATGTTGTTCTACAAAATTTGCCATATCTTTTATATTGCCTGTATAATATAATATACACTGATTTTTAATTTGTTGGCATAATGCAAGTTCTGCACCAGCTGCAACGGCCGCTTTTTCTATTTGTTCAGGGTATACTCTGATAGTATTTTGTTTAAACATATTGTGTTTGCGTCCGTTAATTGTAAATCTATTTCTGTCACCGTTAACACAGTCACCACTAATCCATATGTTAGATTGACTACTCCATTTGCAAGCAATCTGCCCGTTTATAATATCAACTTCTGCACCCGGAGTAATACTATCTATAGTATATGTATTTTCTTCTTCGCTGTACAACACCATAGGAGGTACTTCAGTACTACCGTATACATTGTATACTTTTCCTGGATTATGCTCACGTAGCTCGTCCAGCATACCTGTTGGTGTAAAATCACTTCCTGTAATAACAGTTTCTAAACTACTATAATCTAGTGTCTTCCATCTATCGTGTTTGTGTAATACTTTCCAAACATTGGGTAATAATAATGTATGTGTCGGACGTATTTCGTGTACACGATTTACATAGTCAATGCCTTTGAATGTTTCGATGTATAGTTCGCAATCTAGTTTTAATGCAAGGTATACACTTAGCACACTAAACGCAATACCGCGAGGAGAATAGTAACTGAGTATTTTACTATTTTTATCTAACCCTAGTGTTTTAATATTTGCATCTACAACTTGTTCTATGGTTTCTTTGGTATGTCCAATGTCCTGCGGAAATCCAGTTGTACCGCTAGTACTTAGATTAAGAAACTGATCACCTCTATAGCCATAGCTATATCCATTTTGCCAATACCAGTTGTGTAATAGTTTAAGAACGTTCTGTTCCCAGTCTGGGTTGTTACTGTAACAATTCACAGGATTACTTAGTGTGTAATCGCTTATCCATTGTTCGGATATTTGTTCACCGTCTATAAAAATTTTCATTTATTTCTCGTTGATACAAGCAGGAAAGTTTTTTTCAGTACCGTCGGTGATTTTTTTAGCAATCTTGTAAGGTGTAAATCCAAACATAAAAGGAAAAAATGCGTGTAATATGCCCATTATAAAAATACCAAGTCCCAAAAAACTATAACATATTGCTATAAAACAATGTGTAAAATAGTTAGTATTTGCTTTTTTTAAATGTTTCCAATCAAATAACATACTTTACTCTCCTTTGAAGACTTTTTAATATGTTATCATTATAGCATATTTTTTAGTGTAAGTCAACCCATGTTGTTCCGGTATATCCTTGGAACTTGTTATTACTAGTGTTAAACAATATCATACCTGCTTCTGCTGTCATACTATCTCTGTCAGCAAATGTAGTACCTCTAGCTTTAAATACTGGAACTTCTAATACGCCCTTGTTGTTGAACTCTAGTCTATTTTCTGTATTTGTAACATGTGTATTAGACGCTGAACTTAGTTGTATACCAAAACTTGACGGCATAGTATTTCCAGTTGCAGCCGGTGTCCCGTCAACTTTAAATCCAAAAAGCCCACCACGTTTGTATTCAGTACCGTTGTATCCCCAGCTTTCGATACTTAATAGTTCGTCATTGTTTAATAATGATGTTTTAGAATTGCCTTCGCCTCTGTGTGCAAGAGAGTCAATCGAGTCAGTTTGTATACTTAAACTATCAGCAATAATATTTACTTCGTCATTTTCATTACCAATGTTTACCTTATCATTTACACCACTAATAAGTGTTCCATTGCTTGAACCTGATACAATATTAATAAATCCATCTTCGCCTTGTGTGTCATATGCAACTGCTCCAACAAGTCTTCCCATAAAATCAGCTTTGTAAGTTGGCGAGCTTTCCAGGGACAATCTCATTACCGGTGTGCCATCGTAATGATTTAAGTTGGCTCTTACTTCTGTGTCAGCTCTAGTTGCTCCAATATTAACTATAGGACCTCTTGCAACTGCATCATCTTCAGGATAAACAGGATGAGCAAGTCCACCGTAAAACTCCCATTGATCGTATCCACCAGTATTGTTGTGTCCAGTTAGTCGTGTAGCAATATCATCGCCTGGCTGTATAGCAAGTAACTCTCCAGTAAGATTTCCTGTAACATTGCCTGTTACGTCTCCAGTTACTCCGCCTATTACTTCACCAGTATGTGTACCTGTAGTATCACCGAAAAAATCTCCGTAGCTAGTACCATTAAAGTCACCGTTAAATGTACCGTATATTACACTATCGGCAGTTATACTTCCTGTAAGCTCACCGTAAAACGATCCAGTAATACTGTCGGCATTAATAGATCTTGCTCCAGTATTAACAATAGCTTCGCCATTGCTATCTACAATGTTTCCGACAACATCAGCAATAACCAATCCAGTATCACCATCAAATGCTAACCCCTCGTTGTCGTCGTATACACTACCAGTAACACTACCAGTTAGATTGCCTGTGGAAGATAAAATAGTATTACCTTCTGTATCTTCAATGGTTCCAATCAAAGAACCATACAAGTTTCCAGTTTCAACATCAACTAATATAATACCGTCAACATCAACAACACTGGCTTTAATCTGTCCCTGCCAGCTATCAACAATAACTGTTTCGTCTGCTGTAATAATATCTAGTCGGTATGCTTCACCTGGTATAAAATCGGTCATTTTTGTTGGTTCCTCTTCTCTAGTATTTATCACATTCTGTTCTTGACTTGTTGATTAAAATATGTTATAACTAGTTATATGTATGATATAATCTTTATTGGCGAAAAAAACAAACAGTGGAACTCTGTAAAACAAAGATTTCCTCTTTTAAAAAATGCAGATACTCTTGAAGATGCAAAGCGTATTTGTATTACAAAAATGTTCTGGGTAGTGTGGCCTGACATTGTAATAAACAATGATTTTAACTTTGATTACGAACCAGATGCATGGAGCACTGATTATGTTCATGTATTTAAAAATAATGAGTTTTATGATGGTGTTTCGCTAATACCTAAAAATGCAACAATATCAGACAGAGAGTTGCAGCATAGATTTTTTGTTAACAAAAAAGAAGTAGATATACAAGCAAGTGTGCCTGCTCCGTATGATATATTCAACATTGATACATATAAAGAATACTTAAACGCATTAGAAACTAGCACAACTGATATGTTTTGGATGAGTACTGCTAATATTAGTATTGATACAGAGTTTGTTGACACGTTCTACATATCACATCACGAACAGATTGATAGAAAACAAAACCATGCATTTATACATCAAGTAGACGGCGAAGATTTGTACAATGGTTTATTTTTATGCAGCAAACACGTTCCGTTAAGTAAACGAGAAGTAGAATATAGATTTCCTGTAAATCGAAAAGAACACGATATAGTTACAAGTGTTGCTGGTAAGTACAATATATTTAATGTTGTTGATACATATGAAGAATATATAAACGCATTAGAAACTAGTACAACTGAAATGTTTTATATTATTCCCCCAACGGTAACAGTTTGTAAAGATTTTATGTTTGATGATTATTTTGAACATTCTAATAGTTTTGATAGACGTATTAATCATGTATTTCTAAATGGCAAGTTTCATGATGGTATTATACTTTGCAGTAAATATGCTAAAATCAGTAAACGTGAATGGCACTTTAAATTTATTGCTAACAAAAAAGAAGTAGATATACAAGCAAGTACACCTAACCCTTACGATATTGTTTTTATTAGTTATCAAGAACCAAATGCAGATGAAAACTTTGAAAATCTAAAAACTAGATTTCCAGATAGAGTAATACATAGAGTACATGGTGTCAAAGGAATACATCAGGCACATATCGAAGCAGCAAAGGTATGCAATACACCTATGCTTTATATAGTTGATGGCGATGCTGTAGTTGTTGACGATTTTAACTTTGATTGGCAAGTTCCAGCTTGGCAATATAATCATGTGCATGTATGGCGTAGTAAAAATCCAGTAAACGGATTAGTTTATGGGTATGGCGGTATTAAGTTATTTCCAAGACACGAAACACTTAACATGGATATTAGTAAGCCTGATATGACCACAAGTATTAGTGATAAGTTTGTAGCTATGCCAAGTGTTTCAAATATTACAGCATTTAACACTGATGCGTTTAATGCGTGGAAAAGTGCATTTAGAGAATGTGCAAAACTATCGAGTAAGATTATTGATAGACAAAAAAGTCAAGAAACTAATGAACGTTTGAGGACTTGGTGTATGCATATGATACCCGATACTCCGTTTGGAAAGGATGCACTGCAAGGAGCCAAAGCAGGCACAGCTTACGGCACTCGCAACAAAGGTGATAGCCAAGCATTAAAAGCTATCAATGATTTTGATTGGTTAAAGGAAAAGTTTGATGGAAATATATAAACTTTTAGACAGATTCGAAATACTAAATCCGCAAGATGAATATTTTGAAAACTTACGCCGTGTATACATTGATAATGATATAAGTGCTATATTAGAGTTTACATCAGATGAAGATTTGCGTAGTGCTATTTTAACAAAAAACATTCATAGTATTTTTCGTTGTATAGATAACAAACGTATAATTGGTGAAGCTGAAGACTTACGCAAGGCAGTCTTAGAAAAAAACTTACATAGTTTATTTAGATTACTGCCAGGAAACGATGATTTAAGAAAAGCAGTCGTCGACGACAACATGCATAGTATTTTTAGATTAGTAGGCAACGAAGATTTAAGAAAAGCTACGATGGATGACAATATATGGAGTATACTTAGACTCTTAAAAGATAGAGATAGTACACATTTTGTTGATGCATTTAAAAACTTTGAGACTAACAATGTTCAAATAGACGAAGATTGTTTTAGTAGAGGACAGCTACAAAGTAAACTTTGGCTAGTAGATGAGCTTAAAAAATGTAATGTTGAACTAGGTAAAGTATTTTTATGTGCAGGGTGGTATGCTACTCTTGCTACTATGTTATTTGAAAGTGATATAAAAATAGATTTTATTCGGAGTTTTGATGTAGATCCAGATGTTTGGAAAATAGCCGAAATATTTAACAAACCTTGGGTTACTGATAACTGGAAATTTAAAGCCAGCACTGAAGACATACACGAAATAAGATTTGACGAACATATATACGATGTAAACAAAACAGACGGTACAACTCAGAGATTGTGGACAGTACCAGATACTGTTATTAACACAAGTTGCGAACATATAAATAACTTTGATAGTTGGTATGACAGCATAACATACGGAAGTTTAGTAATAATGCAAAGTAATAACTATTTTGAAATCAACGAACATGTTAACTGTCATGAAACACTTGAAAGTTTTACAAAACAAGTATATCTCGGCGAAGAGCTGTACAGTGGCGAACTAGAACTAGAAAAATACAAAAGGTTTATGCGAATTGGATATAAGTGATTTAAGTGTACGTGAGCTACAAAAAGAAAGTGCAAGAGCTCTAAGTACAATACAAGCAACTAACAATAATATTTGGCAGTTTAATAAGAAAGCACATCACAACAGTCAAAACTGGTACAAGGCTGTTATTGAATGGTATGTTGAACAGTATGGCGACCTACCCAGTAAGGTTGGTCCTGGTAAAGATGTAAAGTTGATAATGGATGTATAAGTACGAAAATATAAAAACAATACATTTAGAAAACACACAAAACTGTCAAGCCAGTTGCCCTATGTGTGATAGAAATCAAAACGGCGGAGCATTAAATCCGCATATTGATTTGAGCGAACTTACACTAGATGATTGTAAACGCATCTTTGAACCAGAGTTTATTGCACAACTGAACACTATGTATATGTGCGGTAACTTGGGCGATCCTATTGTAGCACGAGATACACTAGAAATATTCAAGTACTTCCGTGAACACAATGATAAAATGTGGCTCAGTATGAATACAAATGCAGGAGCAAAAAGTGTTGAATGGTGGAGTGAGTTGGCTAATGTTATTGGCCGGATGGGTGCTGTTATTTTTAGTGTTGATGGTTTAAGGGATACTAATCACCTGTATCGTCAAGGCGTTGTATGGGATAATGTAGAACGCAACATGCGAGCGTTTATTGCAGCAGGTGGCAGAGCACGTTGGGACTTTTTAATTTTTGAACACAATCAACACCAAGTTGAAGAAGCTGAAGCACTTGCAAATACATGGGGATGCGAAAGATTTGTTAAGAAGAAAACTGGCAGATTTGTAACAGCACAAAGTGAAAAGAAAGAATCACATCAAGCAGTAAATCGCAAAGGTGAACAAACTGCCAAACTTAAAAAACCTGATGCCAAGTATTTAAACAAGGCACTCGAAACATACGACAAAGTAAAAGAAAAACACGGAAGTATGGATACTTATTATGATCGTGCTGCTATACATTGTAAAGTAAAAGACGAAGGCAACTTGTTTATTACAGCAGAAGGACTTGCTATGCCGTGTTGTTGGACTGCTGGACGTATGTACAAATGGTGGCACAAAGATCCTAAGCAAGAACAAGTATGGGATTTTGTTGATGCAGCTGGAGGCAAAGATGCTATTAGTGCTAAAAAACATGGATTACGTGCAGTATTTGAAACAGGCATTTTTGATAATATACAAAATAGTTGGGATAAGAAAAGTATAGCTGATGGAAAACTAAAAGTATGCAGCATGAAATGTGGCAAAGAGTTTGACCCATTTGCAGAGCAGTTTAAATGACGCCGTATTGGAAAAATAAAACATTTTGTTATGCACCGTTTAACCAAATATATTTTGGAAGAGATGGTATTGTAAAACCGTGTTGCGCATCTACTAGTAGTTTTGGCAACTATAACTACAGTTCTATTGAAAATGTTTACAACAGCAAATCTGCAAAACTTACTCGCCAGGATTTTTTAGAAGGAAACTATCCTAAAAATAGTTGCCAGTCTTGCAGCAAGTTTTATAATCAAACCGGCAGCATACATAATGTACAAATGTTTTCAAATGAAAATGCATACAAGGCAATGCATTATAGTAAACAGGTAATGAGTGCTGATTTATCAGAACAAAAACCTATTTTTGTTGATTTACTTGTAAGTAATAACTGTAACTTTGCATGTCTAGGATGCGAATCTGAACTTAGTAGTACATGGGCAAAAAACTATACTGATATAGAAATACAAAGAGATTTAGATATACGACATACTAATGTATCCAGCGAATGGAGTAATAATATAGATCCTATTATTGAATACATTTTAGAACATGCGGATACAATACAATCAATACATTGTAACGGAGGTGAGCCCTTTATGCAAGAACAATACTACAAACTATTTGATGTATTGATTGATAACAAAATATTTGACATACACATTACATCGCATACAAATGGCAGTGTAAGTACATACAAAGGCAAAGATATTGTAAATGATTATCTGTCAAAGTTTACAAATTTTGATATCACATTTAGTCATGATCATTTTGGCAAGCGTGGTACATATATTAGATATCCGCTGGTAGAAGAAAAATGGTTAAAAAACTACAACAGAATAAAACAAGTTGCAAAAGTACACGTACAAACAAGTTATAGTTTGTTTAATGCACTAACTATAGATACACTAGAAGAATGGTATATTGACAATGATATTGATATGGACAATTGGATTTTGTTACCATGGCACGGGCCAACAGCATACACTCCGGTGCTACTAAATGATCAGCAAATGATGTTTGCAAATTCAAAGTTATACAAACTACAAAAAAATCATCGATTATTTGATTATCTAAATATACGTGATGATAATCCTAATCTTCACCGTAACTTTAAAAAAACAATAGAGATGTGGGACCAAAAAAGGAATACTAACTTTGTAGAAACCTTTCCAGAGTTAGCAGAACTAATATGATTAAAAAAGTTGAACTAGAAATAACCAGTGATTGTAATGCAGCTTGTCCGGGTTGTGCTAGAACACTTAATAGTGATTTGCTGAGAATAAACAGTTTTTCACTGCAAGATCTGCAGCGAATATTTCCACCTGCAGATTACAATGGAGTAGAGTTCAAGTTTTGTGGTGTGCTTGGAGATCCTATTACCAATCCTGATTGTTTGGCTATGACAGAGTACCTTCTTAGTCAAGGTGCTTATTGTGAATATAGTACCAATGGTGGATATAATAATGCAGCGTGGTGGAAACAACTAGGCGAACTTGCATCAATGTATATTGGAAAGTTGCATATACATTTTTGTATTGACGGACACAAAAACACCAATCACATATATAGAGTAAACACCAAATGGAGTGTTGTAGAACGCAATATTATAGCATTTTCTGAAGCAGCACCAGAACGTCATGCTACATGGATTTATATTATTTTTGATCACAATGAGCAAGAGTTAGTTACTGCTAGAGCACATGCCGCAGTACTAGGATTTGATTTTGCTACACGTACTGGAATGCGTAATAGTTATCACGATTGGGTTGCAAAAATAAAAACTAAAAAACAAACGGAACAAAAAGTTATTACAACTACAGGAAGTAAAGAGCATAGTAAAAAAGATATAATGAAAGATTTAGATAAGTTTATTACTGAGTATAAATCTCATAAAGCTGATGCCAAAAAAACTAAAGAAGTAGTTGATAGTATTATATGTAAGTATATCCACGAAGGTGAAATATTTATAGCAAGTGATCAGACTATGTGGCCGTGTTGTTTTTTATGGGATAGTGCATTTAAAAACAGAGAAGGTATAATGCAGAAACTAAACAGATTTGAACCTGGGTGGAATAGTTTACTGTTACACACCAAGGAAGAAGTAATGCAACATCCTTGGTATAAAGATCTATTAACAGCAAGTTGGCAACCAAGTCATCCATTACATCTTAGTAGATGTATTAGAACATGTGCAAAAAATAAAGCATATCATAATGAAATAAACTACGCAGATAAAGGTATAAGTACAGTATGAGCAAAGTAAGTGACACATTTTGTATCCTTCCATGGGTACACCTTAGTACAAGACCAGATGGTAGTATGCGAGTATGCTGTACAGCAAACGCTAGTAGTGTAGGCGCCACCAACGATAAAGAACATGGCGGACAAGTTGGTATTCTTAAAACCGATGACGGAAAGCCAAACAACTTAAACGTGACTGATTTTCAAACTGCTTGGAATAGTGAATACATGAAAAATGTACGCAAGCAAATGATGAACGGTGAAAAGCCTCCTAGTTGTTTGAAGTGCTATAGAGAAGAAGCAGCAGGACACAATAGTAAACGTATGTGGGAAACAGCATACTGGAGCCAGCGTACTGATGTTGACAAACTGATAGCCGATACAACAGAAGACGGCGAAGTGCCTCCTAACCTAGCATACATTGACTTACGCTTCGGCACCAAGTGTCAGTTGGCATGTGTAATGTGTTCACCACACGATAGTAGTGGTTGGATCAAAGATTACAAGGCAATCTTTCCAGGTGTTAAGAATGAGTCACTCAAAGAAACAATGCAGTGGCAAGACAAAGGCAGTACAAACGGCAGTAGCTACAACTGGCATAAACAAAATCCAGTATTTTGGAAACAGTTTTACGAACAAATGCCAAGTATGCAACAAATATACTTTGCCGGCGGCGAAAGTCTTATCATTGAGGAACATTATGAAATACTTGAACATGCGATTAAAATGGGCTATGCAAAAGATCTCGAACTACGTTATAACAGTAATGGAGTCGAATGGAGAGAAGATTTATTTGATCTATGGCGAGAATTCAAACTGGTGCGCTTCCACTATTCGATAGATAGCATACATGAAATGAATGATTATATTCGTTATCCAAGTGAATGGAAACGTCAGGAAGAAGTATTTCATATATTAGATAACGAAACCAGTAACAATGTAGAAATAACTGTAGCATGTGCAGTACAAGCACTAAACATATACTACATACCAGATTTTATCAAGTGGAAACTAGAGAAAAGATTTAAAAAGATCAACATGTGGCCCTTTGGCGCAGGCGGAGTAAACTACCACTTTGTTTACCATCCTCCGCACTTGAATGTTAAAGTGCTGCCAGAATGGTTTAAAGCAGAAGTACGTAAAAAGTATGAAGAGTTTTATCCATGGTGGGAAGAAAACTGGGAACTAGGTATTCCTAGTTGGCACAAAGGTAAAGTAACCAAAGCAATGTTTGACGCCGCTCCTTATGGTATTAAACGTCTTAACGGTATGCTACAGTTTATGGAATCAGAAGACTGGAGTAGACGCTTGCCGGAAATGCAAGAGTTTATAAACCTATGCGACAAACAACGTGGTATTACCTTTGCTGAAACATTTCCTGAGATGAAAGATATTTTTGATGGATGATACTAAGTACTTAGACTATTTAGAACTACATTATAAAAAACGAAATTTTGTCGATCAGTTTGAAAAAAAGAACTATACTCGAAGATATCCCACTGTTTATAGAATAAACAACCTGCCTATACATCTTGATAAACATGCAAAAAAAATATTAGTAGCATTTAGTGGAGGTGCCGACAGCAGTCTATTACTTTACATGTTGTGTACACTTATTAAAAGAGAAAAACTCAAAACAAAAATAGATGTATACACAATGGTACGTTTCTGGGAACAAAAGCCTTGGCTAAAACCAATGGCAGAAGATGCTTTTAAATATTTAAAAAAACAGTTTCCAAATATCATTGGTATGCAGCATTGGGGATTCTTGCCACACGAATTTGAAACAGTGCCTTTAAAAAATCTAAATCTACCCAACTTGACATTGCCACCAATGGCAAAATGCGATGTGTTAATAACACATGGTTATCAAGAATATTTAATAAAATCTTATAACTACGAATGGGTATACAGCGGAACCACTATGAATCCTCCTTTGGATAACAATCAAGCACCTGAATTTCGAAATGAAAAAGTTGTTAAGGATAACTGGGATTGGGTTATTACAGGATCTTGTATTAATCCTTTTGGGCTTCTAAGAAAAAACTATACAATGGCACAGTATGTTAACTATAAGTTAGATGATTTATTAAAGTTAACACGAAGTTGTGAAGCTGGCATAGTTGATATTAAAGAAGATTACAAAACTAAATATCCTCCAGAATGCGGAACTTGTTTTTTCTGTCAGGAAAAACAATGGGGAAAGGACAATGTCAGCGGATTTTTATTAGATATACCAAAACAAAAACAAAGTTTATGGGAGAAAATCTTTGGCTAGTTTAGATTGTTATTATGCTGTAGGCGGAATCAACTTTAAAAATGGATTTGCAACGAGTTGTCCTACACAACACGAAAAGTTTCAAATGCTTGATGATGAGTACCTACCAAGCAAGTTTTTTAATAATGAAAACTTTAAAAATCATCGTAAAAAACTAATGAGTGGAACTTGGTGCAAAGGCTGCAATATGTGTGAACATGTTGAACAAGCAAACGCAGGCAAGAGTATGCGTCAAGAGCAAGATGTTGATTTGCAATATTATAATAACGAAACCGGAGAAACAGCATTTGAAGGATTAAAAACAATCGAGATGCGTTTTAGCCATAGTTGTAATATGAGCTGTTTGCATTGTAGTCAAGTATTCAGCAGCGGCTGGATGTCCAAGCTAAAAAAATACACACCTGACGATGAAGATTATAAACACAATCTAATACAGCTAACTGGACAAATGCATCGACAAGATGCAGATGATGATTATACTATAAGTATTAGTACAGCTCGTGCTTTAGAAATAGTCGAAGATCTCAACACCAACTTTCCAAACCTCGAAAGAGTAGATTTTGCCGGCGGCGAAGTGTTGTATCAAAAACAGTTCTTTCCAACACTCAGCAAACTATCTGAACATCCTAATGCTGAAAATATGAAAATCATTTTCCATAGTAACTTTAATGCAGATTTTGATGCAGTTGAGTTAAGTAGGTTATTAAACTTGTTTGGTGATGTAAACATTCAAATAAGCGTAGATGCTGGTCCTAGATTATATCCTTACTTTAGACAAGGCGATTGGCAAAAGCTAAAAGAAAATATAAATCATTTTAAACAAGCTGACAATAATCATTGCGAGATTAATATAGTTTACACTACAGGAACATATCAACTTATGGAAATAAAAGATGCGATGCTTAGTTTTTTAGAACTTGACATTAACTATATCAATGTTAGTATAGTGTATACACCTGATTATCTAAATCCAAGTGTAATGTTATTGAAACATAGAAGTTCGGTATTAAACGATATCGAAGAAACACGTAATGCTATATTTGGTGTAGATAAAAAAAGAAGAGAGAACATAGAGTCGTCTAGGATATTAAAAAGTCACTTCCAAGTAGGAATAGAACAGCCTTACGATATGTGGCAAGATATCAATAGTGCAGTAGCAGGTTTAGAATATATAAGAAAATACATTTTAAACTACGATGCAAAAAAATCTGATTGGACTGCTTTTATGAAGTATATTGAAAAAACAGATAAAATATGGAAGCAAGATTTTAATCAACATATTAAAAACTACAAGTTTGTAAACGGAGAAGTTATACGAAATGTTTAATACAAACAATTCTTTATACAAAAATATTTCAAATGACATACTGCTTACAACTTTTAGTAAGTTGACTATTCCTTTTGATACAAGATGGCAGCGTATTGGCATCAATCTTTCAGGTGGTGCTGATAGTGCATTGCTGACATATCTGTTGTGTACAATCATACAACGTAATAATCTAGATACAAAAGTAGATGTGATTACATATCAACGTTGTTGGGAAACAAGACCATGGCAAGGATATATTAGTTTACAAGTATTCAACAAACTAAAAGATATGTTTCCATATATTATTGAGAATAGATATACAACATATATTCCACCTGAAATAGAACACGGTGTAATAGGAGCAAGTATCAACGGCAAAAGTGGCGATCAGATCATAGTAGGAAGTTACAATAAGTTTGCTGCTTGGGAATATAAACTAGATGCAGTGTACAATGCTACTAGTAAAAACCCAGACGATTTGCGTGAAGACCGCATGACCAATAGAGACAAAGATGCAGAGGATGGCGTAACGTCCGACGTGTGGTTTTACAGCGGTAAAGTAAAATCAACGTTTGTACATCCTTTTAGATTTGTAAAAAAAGACTGGATTGTAGCACAGTATCATATACGAAATATTTTAGATTTGTATGACACAACACGTAGTTGTGAAGGTGATATAAATCATATGGAAAGTATAAAAGAGGCATGCGGCCATTTTAGAGATTATAATGCAGGAATGTATATTCCAGAATGTAAACAGTGCTGGTGGTGCGAAGAAAGAGATTGGGCAGATAAGCAAGTAAAATCTGTCATTGAGGAAATAAATGAGTTTTGATACTATTGATTTGTTAACTGGAAAGTTGTTTCAAGTGACATGGGATCTTGGAAGACGGTGCAACTATGACTGTAGTTATTGCCCAATACACAGACATGACAACTTTAGTAAACATGCTACGTTAGATGAACTAAAAGCCAACGTAGATTTCTTGTTTGAATACATTGACGTGTACATGGAACATCGTAACTTCAAGGAAGCAAATGTAGGATTTACAGGCGGCGAACCTACGGTAAATCCGCACTTTATTCCGTTTGCAAAATATTTAAAAGAAGCATACGAAGCAAAATATCAAGACAAGTGGGAAGCTGATTTTGCCCTTACAAGCAATGGTGCATTTAGTGAAAAAATGGGCCAAGCAATAATGGAAAACTTTTGTCATGCCACTATTAGCTATCACAGTGAAAGTGATAGTAAACTCAAACAACAAGTAAAAGACAGAATACTACAACTACACTATCAGGGCGATATGTATGGGTGTACAGTTAGTGTAAATGTTATGTTTCATGCAGAATATTTTGACGAGTGTAAAGAACTATGTGAGTTTTTACTGCAACACGGTGTTGATTTTGTTCCGCGGGTTATCGGCGAAGAGCCTGATAGCAAACCTAGCTTTGCTCATCAATATAATGAAGAACAACTTGCGTGGATGAAAAACTATTGGAAACAAAAGAATGATGCATTGTATGCTAGTAGTGCAGTAGGTGATGTTGTAAAAAATGCAAAAAAACTAGGAAGTAGTATAGGACGTCCTTGTTGCGGCAGTAGAGATATGATGCTTCACAACGGTACAGAAAAACGTAAGAGTACATTTGTAGATTTTAGAGAGTTTAAAGGATGGAAGTGTAGTGTTAACTGGTTTTTCTTACACTTAGAACAGCAAACCGATCAAGTGTTTCATCATCAAACCTGTCAAGCAAAGTTTAATGGCACAAGAGGCGCAATAGGAAAAATAAGTGAAGGTAAAAAGTTAGTTGACGATTTAAGAAAACAAATGCAATCTGGTACTATGCCTACTATTGTTTGTCCAAAACAGACATGTGGTTGCGGTCTATGTGCTCCTAAGAGTATGCAAACAGATAAACTATTAAACGTGCTAAACAACCACATAGATATAGGAGTATTAGATGATCATAACGGGTAACAAAGACACCGGTGTAGCTGGAGCATTAGCAAAGATTTATCCTGATGCAGAGTTTATTAGTAGAAGTACTGGCTACGATTTTGGTAAAAAACTAGACATGGAACGCTGTGCAGAAGCAGTACTAGCACATGATGTGTTTATTAACTGTAGTGCTTTGTTTAGATTCAATCAAACTAGTTTACTTGATATTGTCTATAAAAAATGCACACTTGAAAATCATCAATGCCATATTATCAACATAGGCAGCACTACTGATAGAGTTAAAAAAGGCGGAGCATGGTTATACAATGCTGAAAAGAAAGCATTGCGTGATTATAGTAATACGTTAGGACTTACAGGTGTATGGGCAAGTGGTCCTAAAATAAGCTATATTAGTTTTGGAACACTAGACAATAATCAAGAAAAACACCCAGATAGAAAAACTATGGATATCAATCTAGCTGCTGAATATGTCAAATGGATGGTAGATCAGCCTAGTCATTTGAACATCAACGAACTAAGTATTGATCCAATGCAATCAGAGAAATGGTATGCCTAGTGTACCAAAATATGCATGTGCATTGCCATTTCATCACATGGCTATGCGTCCTGATGGACAAATACGACCTTGTTGTGTGTTTAGAGAAGAAGAAGTTCCAGACGATTTAAATGTAGCACATCCTGATCCGTTCAATCACGAATATATGAACTATCTTAGACAAAAAATGTCCAAAGATGAGTATGTTCATGGCTGTAAAAAATGTTATGATGATGAAAAAAGTAGTGCTAGGAGTATGCGTACTGACATTAATGCCGGACTTATAGGAGATTTTGGATTACCCACAGAAGAAGAAGGCAGAGGAAAGATAAAAAAACTTACAAATATCGATCTAGCTCTTAGTAATGTGTGTAATAATAAATGTAGAATGTGTATGCCTGAACTTAGTACACATTGGTACAGTGATGCTAAAAAACTTGGATGGAAAATACCAAAAGGCATTATCACAGACAACACTATTGTTAACCATTATGATTTATCTGACTTAAGATTTATAAAAGTGCTCGGCGGCGAGCCGATGATGGAACAAGACAAACTAATCAAAGTACTCAACAAGTGCAATCTTAGCCAGTTGACTATATTGCTAGTAACAAATGTAAGTATATTACCAAACAAACAACTGGTTGAACTATTACAACAGTGTAAAAAAGTACATATTGATTTAAGTATTGATAGTTACGGAGAGCTTAATGAGTTTCTTCGTAAAGATAGTAACTGGAACACAGTTTACAACAATCTTGCTTGGTACAAACAGCATTTTAAACATATAAATGTACACAGTGCATTTAGTATATACAATATAAACAAAGTGCATGAAATATTAGATTTTTGTATAGAACAAGAGTTGTATCATGAATGTGTGGTTGTTGATGGACCGGAGTGGATGCAACCACGTAACTTGCACGAAGATGTAAAACCTTGGATTTTAGAATACTTGCAAAATATTGAAAAAAACTATAGTGTGTTATATCGTAAAATATTTGCACAACTTGTACACGAGATTAAACAACCAGGAAACTTTGGATTGTTTTTAAGAAATGATGCACAGTTAAATAAGCTACGCAAGGAACACTGGATGGATAAAAACAGCGAGCTTTGGAACAAGTTAGAACACCTAATAACACCGGAGTTATTTTAATGCAAACAATTAATGATACCGATGTTTATCAAATACAAATAGATGTAACAAGTTACTGTAATAGTTTTTGTCCTTCATGTATTCGTAATATTAATGGCGGCCCCGTAAATCCAAGATTAAAATTGCAGCATATGTCTTGGTCTATATGGAAAGAAGTTTGTAACTTTGCTAAACATAGTAATATGCATCTCATAACTTTTAATGGAAACTATGGAGATTTTACAAGTCATCCAGAAATCGTTGATATGTTATACTATCTACATGAAATACATCCTAAAATAAAACTAGCAATACATACAAACGGTGGAGCTAGGAATACACAATTTTGGATAGATCTTGCAAAAGTGTACCAGTTGTTTAACGACTCGGAAGTTGTGTTTAGTATCGACGGGTTAGAAGATACTAATCATATCTATCGCCGTGGAGTCGACTTTAATCAGGTAATGGCTAATGCAAAAACATTTATGGACCATGGCGCCGATGCACGATGGAGAATGATAGTATTTGATCATAACAAACATCAGTTAAAAGAAGCAAGTGATATGGCTAAACGTTTAGGGTTTTGTTCATTTACACTAAATCGTAGTTATTTTACAGAAAATAAAGCAGACGAATATAAAGAATTTCCTGCAGGCACAATTACTGCACCTACTGCTAAAGAAGTAGATATTATGCGATCTGCTGTAGAATATATTGGTAATGCAGAACAGAAGAAACAACTAGTAAAAATAAAAAGTGCATGTCCGTGGCAGCAAGAAAAAAATTTACAAGTAAACCAGATGGGTGAAGTATGGCCTTGTTGCTATTTAAGTTTTCATACAGGCAGCAGATGGCGTGGCAATTTTGAATGGCTCGACGAAAAAATCGAGTTGTATGGCAAAGATTTTAATAACTTACATAAGCATTCGTTTAAAGATATTGTAAATCATGACTTTTTTAAAAAAGATTTGCCACATTCATTTAAAAATAGTTTGCTAGGTATTTGCACAGCAAAGTGTGGTGTGTGATGTTTAAGTGTGGTTGGCTAGCAGGCGGCATTAATATTTCAGAAAATCCATCAAGGTCGGTAATGCCTTGTTGTCATGTTGATAAGTTAGATCCTAAAAATCATGTATTAATTCATAATGGAAAAGATCTTATAAACGGCGATACACTAAAACAAATGCGCAAAGATGCTGTAAATGGTATTACTCCAGAGTTGTGTAAAATGTGTGTATCAAAAGAAAAGCTAGGTATAGACACTCCTCGATTGCGTAGTATTAGAGAATTTAATAACAAAGGTATTGTTAAAGAAGTATTTGATCCGTCTGATGTTGAAGCATTGTATATTAAGTTTAGTAACTTGTGTAACTTTAAATGCGTGATGTGCGGCGCAGGATCGAGTCATTTGATCGCAAAAGAACAAAACTGGAGTACGCCTCTTTCGGAAATAAACGATTTTTATGATACACAACTGTTAGATTTGCTACCACAAATGACGAACTTACGTCATGTACAAATCACCGGCGGAGAACCGTTGTTGCATAAAAAGAAAAATTTAGACTTTTTGAGTAAACTTTCAAAAGATGTAAAAATACAATATAGAACAAACGGTAGTATATATGACAACGAAGTAACCGATTTCTTAAAAACTTTTGACACTGTGCATTTTCTAACGTCAATTGACGGGCAAGAAGATGTATTGCATTATCAACGTCCAAGAAGCGAATGGAATGTAATCGAAGAAAATCTCAAGCAATATAAGGATAAAGGATTTACAATCATTAACACTATGACAGTAACATCTTTTAATATACATCAAATACCAAAGTTTATTAACGAACAAGGATATTTATTTGATTATATGGTTTATACTCCTGTAAGATTTCCAGAAGAGTATAGGGTAAACTTAATACAGCCTAGCAAGCTCGAACAGATTGTTGAAGAACTAAAACAAGCCGAAGACCCAGAGCAAGGCGATCTAAAAAATATTATCAAGGATATAGAAGAAAACTATATGTACACTCCAAGTGATAAAATAATAGAAAAGTTTTGGACACAAGCTGAGTATATGAAACAGCATAGAGGTGTTGATTTGGAGACGCTCATCTCTGAAATGTACGCACATTATATACGGTAAGTACAGTATGCAGTGTGTTATGCCATTTATACATATGAATATAAAGCCAAACAAAACAGCAACCGCTTGCTGGCGTTGTCACGAAAAGTTAGGTGATTATACTACAACTAATCTAACGGATATTTGGTACAGCGACAACTGGCAAGAGTTTCGTCGACAGCATCTTGCAGGTGAAAAGCCTGAAGGATGTAAAAGTTGTTGGCAAATGGAAGAAGCAGGAATCAAAAGCACTAGATTAACAATGCTTGAGGATTATTCAGAACAAGTTGAAGCACTCGAAGATGTAGAAGATTTAACAATACCGCCCTTTCCAAGAGATATGGAGTTTAGGTTTGGAAACTTGTGTAATATGAAATGCAGGCATTGCAGTCCTAAGTTTAGTAGTCAGTGGGTTACGCAATGTAAAAAAGATCCTGAATTTTATGAAGTTGCAAAAGATATTTCAAGTGGTAGCTTAAACTTTAGCATCAATCAGTTGCCCGAAGATACTATGCAACAACTTAAAAGTTTTGCACCTAACTTAAACATGATACGTATAACAGGCGGCGAACCGTTGATGCACCCGATGCATCATGAAATGTTGGAAGTATTAAAGCCATATGCACAAAATATCACACTTGAATATAGTACAAACTTGCACTATCTAAACAATGTATTAGAACATTGGCCATTGTACAAAAGAGTTATATGTAGAGTAAGTGTAGATTCAGATCCTAGCACATACGAATACTTGCGTGAAGGTGGCAACTTAGATAAACTTGTAGAAAACTGGAACACTGTAAAAACACAGATGTCGACTCAAATAGAAAACAAGCAACTAGACTTACATGCTACTTGTACTGTAAATGTACTTAATGCTGTTAAGATAGATGAAGTGTTAAAGTTTTGGACAGAACTAGACAGTAGATTGCACGTTAGTTTTGTACAATACCCTGGAGTAATGGATATTTGTAACTTACCAGATAATCTCAAAGACGTAATAAGAGAACGCTGTCATATAGGATTAGAATATACAAAACAACATGCATCTAACAGACTAGTACACCATGCAACACAGAGTGTAGAAAAAATAATAAAATGGCTAGACAAACCTGTAAACGCAGAATTTGATCACACATTTGTTAAATGGATGCGAGCACAGGATAAAGTTAATAACAAATGTTTGTTTGATTACTACACAGAATTTGATTATTTAAAGGATTTATATTATGAGTAGAGTTTGGGCGTTTGGTTGTAGTCACACACTAGGAACAGAACTAGGAGTGTCTAAATATGTAGATCCTGATAAATGGATGCTGGAAAATGCAGGCACAACAAACATTTGGGAAGTGCCCGACAAACACCTTGGTAGAGTAAGAAATGACTGGGCAGATTTGCTTGACGAATTGTATAAAACTACAGATCTACTACAAGAAGAAAAGCATTTGTCATATGCAGGAAAAGTTGCAGAGTCACTAGGATACGAACTGTGTAATCATGCAATACGAGGATCAGGTGCTGATAGAGCCTTACACGAGCTAAGTGTTGTTCGTGAAAAGCATATAGACTGGGACAATGATATTGTATTTGTTGGTTATACACACATTTACAGATTTATGTTTGACGAAGAACGTTGGGACGGCAACCGCAATCTCAACTGGATGAAAACACACAAACAAAAACATTTACAACAACTACACAAAATGATGTTGTTAGACGGGCCTTGCGATTACTTTTGGAGCGCAGCAAATGCAGGAATATATCATATGATAAAGACAATGTATCCTAAAGTGCATATGATAGATGTAGTAAATACCACCAACACTTATAAGCCGGGCGTTGCACTAAAAGATTTACGATTTAACACAACAACACTTGACGACTATAGTAAACGAACTAATAATAAAAAAGACATATATCCGCAAGGACATTTTAAAGAATACACACATGAGTTATTAGCAACTCATTTAATCAACAAACTTGGAATAAACTCAGATGAGTAAGATATCACCACCATCAGAAACATTTTGCAATCTTCCGTGGATGCACATTGCTACTAATGCAAGTGGAAACTTTCGTCCTTGCTGCAACAGTACTCCTGGAAAAAACTTCATCAAAGATCCTGAAACTGGCAAACCTTATAAAATGGGCAAGGTGCCACTTGACAAAGTTTGGAATAGCCCAGATTATGTAAATCTACGTAAACAAATGTTAGCTGGCGAACGTCCGGAAATGTGTTCACGTTGTTGGAAAGAAGAAGACTCTGGTATAAAAAGTTTACGTCAGTCATGGATGGATAGGTGGCTAGAAGATAAAGAATATACAGAAACCCCCGAACTAAACATAGTATATGCAGATATTAGATTAGGAAATATGTGCAATCTCAAATGTCGTATGTGCAATCCTTATGCTAGTAATCAATGGTTAGATGAATGGCATTTGGTTAATGATCCTTTACCTGATGACGAAATGAAAAGACTTGGTGGCGAAACCTGGCCCTGGTATCGGTATACACAGTATGAAAGAAATATTGATGCCTTTTTGCCAACTATCGAAGAAGTATACCTTACAGGCGGCGAACCTACTATTATTAAAGATCATGAATTTATACTTGATAAAATAATAGAGTCGGGCCGTGCAAAAAAAGTAAAAATAAAATATAACACTAATCTAACAAATATTCCAAACTATCTATTAGAAAAATGGAAAGAATTTAAAGCAATAAAATGTAATGTAAGTATTGATGCAATAGGAGATTTGGATAGATATATTCGTTATCCTAGTAACTGGAATAAAGTTGAAGAAAACTTTTTAAAAGTACGACAGTTGGATAACGTAGTAAATGAAATACATTGCACAGTACAGATGTACAACATAACACGATTGCATGAGTTTTTAGATTGGGCAGAACCGTTTGGACATAAAATTTATCTAAATATATTAAATCATCCTGAGGAGTTAAATATAAGAGTATTACCTCAGGAACTAAAAGCACAAGTTACAAAAACATTATCTAACTACACACATATAGATAAAGTCCAAGGAGTTATTGACTACATGAATGCTGAGAACTGGGTTGACAAACTAGAAAAATTCTATTATTATAGTAAACAACTAGACCAAAGTCGTGGTCAAAATCTGTATGATGTATTACCGGAGTTTAAAAAATATGAAGTCTAAAAATATTGCAGTATTTGGTTGTAGCTGGACTCAAGGAGTAAAATCAGAAGTTTTTGATAACTGGGTAGTTTGGTTAAGTAAGATGTATCCTCAGCATAAATTTTATAACTTTGCAGCAGCTGGAACTGCTATAACATATCATACTCATTTATTAGAACAAGTAATGCAAGATAAAACTTTTGATGTAAAACTTTTTCAAGTCACAAGTCCTGGAAGATTTACATGGTGGAAACCTCATAAGTTTAAAGAAATAATGTATCAAAAATATGACAACTATTATTGCCTAGAGGAAGATTATGGCAAGTTTGTCGACCGTATTAATACAGGAACAATACTTTCAAACAAGTTTTTAGATTCTGATCGCAAAAAACACAAGTTTGGAGTAGAATATTACAAAAGATTGTGCGACGATCAAGTTGATTTAGATCATCGTGTTTACATAAACTATGTAAAAAATAATGTAGATTTTTATTTCCATCATAGAAGATCATATGAATCTCATATTCCTAGTGTGTTCACTGAGTTAGGTGAAAAGCAGTTTTACAAATATGTAGTTGATGACGGCGAACATTTTGGTACAGAAGGAAACCAATGGGAAGCTAACTGGATTAAAGATCAGTTAACTGATAGGAACATATTATGACAAACACATTTTGTCCCATTCCTTGGATATTCCAAGCTGTCCGGTCCAATGGCGATCTCAGAGTATGTTGTCAGGCTAATGTAACAAAAAATAAAGGTGTAATACGCAAATCAGATGGCATAGCATATAACTCAGGAGTTGATAACTTACAAGAAGCACGTAATGCAGATTTAATGAAAAATATACGTTCTAATATGCTACATGGTAACTGGAGCGAAGAGTGCGGGCGCTGTCAACGAGAAGAAGATAACGGACTAACAAGTAGAAGACAATACGAAAATGTACAATGGAAATATAGTATTATTGATGCTTTAAAAGATACAGCTCCTGATGGTAGTATTGATATAGAAAAAACTCCAGTAATATATTATGATTTGCGATTTGGCAACTTTTGTAATCTTAAATGCCGTATGTGTGGACCAAGTGACAGTAATGCGTGGTTTGAGGATTGGATTAAACTAACAGGTAAAAATACGTTTAGTGATACTAGTGGCGAAGTTACAATAGAAAACATAAATGGCAAACTTTGTGCTAGTGATTTTGATTGGCCTAACAACGAAAGTTTTTGGCAACAGTTAGAAGCAAATGTACATAATATTGAGCATGTGTATTTTGCTGGCGGCGAGCCTATGCTTATTGAAAGACATTATGAGTTTTTGCAAAAATGTATAAATGTTGATGCTGCTAAAAATATGACAGTAGAATATAATACTAATATGAGTACGTTACCTCCTAGGGTAATGAAGTTATGGGAAAAGTTTAAGCATGTACGAGTAGGTGCAAGTATAGACGGCATGGGCAAGGTATTAGAATACCAGCGATATCCTGCAAAATGGGACAAGTTGCATAAAAACCTAACTACACTAGATAGTATGCCTGAGAACATACAGAGTTGGTTTGCATTTACAGTTACAGCATATAATGTGTTTCACATGGTTGACTTTATGAAATGGAAACTGCAAGAAAGTAACTTTAAAAGAATAAGTGGAACCAAAAGTAAGCCAATAGTTAGTCATCATGTTGCACATAATCCTGAACATTTGAATATTCGAGTACTACCACCGGAGTTAAAAGTTATTGCTACTAATAATTTTAATGAGTTTGTACAATGGGTAGAAGATAACAAGTATCCAGACTATGTATTACGTTCTGCAAAACATATACGAAATGGTATTGTAAAATATATGAATAGTGAAAGTTATTATGAAGAATATTGGGATTATTTTGTTACCTATACAAAGTCCTTAGATAAAATGAGAAACGAGTCACTACTAGACGTCGAGCCAATGTTTAAAGGACATTTTAAATGAGTTTTGATACAATAGATTTACTTACGGGCAAGAACTTTCAAGTAACATGGGACTTAGGCCGCCGTTGTAACTACGACTGTAGTTATTGTCCGGCCCATCGTCATGACAACTTTAGTAAACACGCTACATTAGACGAACTAAAAGCAAATATAAACTTTTTGTTTGAATATATGGATGTATATATGTTATATAGAGAACACAAACATGCAGCTATAAGTTTTACAGGTGGCGAACCTACAGTAAATCCGCACTTTATTCCGTTTGCAAAATATTTAAAAGAAGAGTATGAAAAAAAATATGCAGATCGGTGGGGCGCTGTATTTTCATTAACTACAAACGGTGCCATGAGTGAAAAAATGGGCAAGGCAGTTATGGAAAACTTTCGTCACGCAACAGTAAGTTATCATAGTGAAAGCGATAGTAAACTCAAACAACAAGTAAAAGATAGAATACTACAGTTTCATAATGACGGACCTTCTTATGAGTTTACATTAAACGTAAATGTTATGTTTCATGCAGCATATTTTGATGAATGCAAAGAACTTTGCGATTTCCTACATGATAATGGCATTAAATATGTTCCTCGTATTATTGGCGAAGAACCGGGTAGTGCAAGTGCTATGGCTCATCAGTATACTGACGATCAGTTAGACTACATGAAAAACTATTGGAAGTATAAAAATGCCAGCTTAAATAATGACAAAGTTGATACTACACCAAAAGTTAAAAAAGAAAAACCCAAAGAAGAAACAAAAAAAGCAGGATACGAAATTGGTAGACCTTGTTGCGGTCAAAGAGAAATGTGTTTAAGTTCAAAAGGAAATAGTCGTAAAAGCACCTTTGTGGATTTTAGAGATTTTAAAGGATGGCATTGCAGTGTTAACTGGTTCTTCCTGCATCTAGAACAACAAACAGATAGTGTGTTTCATCATCAAACTTGTCAAGCAAAGTTTGATCAAACTAGGGGATCGATAGGAAAAATAAGTGAAGGCCATAAGATTATTGCAGACTTAAAACAAAAGTTAGAAACTGGTACTATGCCTACTATAATATGTCCAAAGCAAACTTGTAGCTGTGGACTGTGTGCTCCTAAAAGTGCATACAAAGAAAACTTCCAAGATGTTTTATATTCACATGTTGATAAAGTAGTATTTGAAAATAATATTGATTAAAACTAAATAAATATATTTTTAAGTAAGGAATAACTATGGGCAATACTTTCAATAAAAGATATATTAACAGACGATCTACATTTAACTTTGATCTTACCAAAGATTTTGATATGGATGCCTTCAAAACTGTAATAGAACTATTTTCTTCTAATATGCCCAGCAAACAACACCAGTTTCCGTATCGAATAGATATTCTTGACTGGAGTGATAGAGAACTGAGAAAAGATATTATGTATGGATCTACGCCGAGAGAACAATCTATTCGTAACGCTAAGTTTAATAGTCAAGTTCTTGCACCAGTATTAGTTTGTTTTACACATCGCTTAGATCCTGAACCATATATTGCTCCTGTAGAAATAGGAATGGCACTAATGTCATTAACATACTTACTTCAGTCTAATGGATTTCTAACTAGTTTTTGTCAATGCATCGAAGATCCTAATAGTCTTGGTACACGTATCACTGGAAAAGACAATACCACGCTGCGAGTGATTTTACCAGTAGGCCAACACGCCTATCCTAAAGACACACTCACTATTCCAAATCCGTTTGAAGAAGAAGAACTGTGCTTAAAACTAAATCCTATACATCAAAATACTCCTAATATAAAATATCAGATTGACACACGTAAATAGGAATGTTATAATACAAGTATGAATGAAGATTTAAAATGGTCCAACTATGATTTTACTAAGATACCTTTCGACGACATTGTCAGCGTTGGCCAACGCACTTTGTTGTATCGCGATATATTTACTGTCAGCTGGTTACTTGGACGGTTCTGCAACTACAAATGCTCCTACTGCTGGCCTTACGCCCGCAGTGACCGTAAAGACCACCGTCCTACAGAACTATGCTTACGGACCATAGATGAAATAAAGAGGCAAGCACGTGAAAACGGATTTAATAGTTATCATTTTAGTCTTAGTGGGGGTGAGCCTACTTTCCATCCTGGCTACTTGGACATTCTACAGCATCTGGCTGATGACGTAGACAACACCAACTACACCAGTGTACATATGACATCTAACTGTAGTCGCAACATGGCATGGTTTGAAAAGTATGTAGAAGCAGTCAAGCCATTCCACCGTGCCAGTATTACTGCAAGTTTACACACAGAACACTTAAATACAGTTGAGAAGATGCAAGACTTTGCAGATAAACTAATCTTCTGTCAGGAGCACGATGTTCAAGTTACAATCAATATGGTTATGGTTCCAGACTGGTTTGAAAGAGATTGGGAAAACGCCTTGTTCTTCCATGAGCAAGGAATCAACGTTACACTCAAACCGCAATCAGACCCTACTGCTAGTAGGGTGGTTGATGGATACAAACCGGAGGACCTAAAACGTTTGCACAATGGTATGCCACAACGTGCATATACAGAAAGTAAACGCAAGTGGTCAGGCCGGCCGAGTCCTAGTTTTGATATACCTAAAGATATGATGTACATGCCTGATGCTAGTGTGCCTTGGCATATGCAAGTAGAATTTAGAGATTCCAAAGGTGAAGCATGGTATATGGATCAAGCAGAAAGATTTAATGCTTTTAACTTCAATAACTTTAAAGGATGGAGTTGCAACGCAGGCTATCAAGGTATTATTATACGTGAACCTGATGGTAGTGTAAAGCGTAGTTATAGTTGCCATGATGCTCCGCTAGGCAATATCGAAACAGGCTTTAAACTGTTTGACAAAGCTATGCCTTGTGTTACAGGCAGTTGTGTTAGTAGTGCCGATAGTAAGATACCAAAGAGAAAGGTATAATGGCCAACTTTATTATTTTTGCAGGTATGGAAGAACCAGCGACATATGCCGTACGTTCAGGCGGCCAGTATCAACTTGCTTCCTGGCTACGTTCCTTTGGTTATACTGTAAAAGTAATAGATTTTTGTTTTAAAATTAGTCCTAATATTTTAGAAGAAATTGCAAATAAACATATTGATGACGATACACTTGCATTTGGAATAAGTACTACTTTTTGGAATATTGATCTAGTTACACATAATGGATTAACTATAGGCGGAATTCATTGTCCAAAATGGGTAAAATATTTAAAGAAAACTTTTCAAAAAACAAATCCTAATATTAAATGGATACTCGGCGGATCCAACGCAGCATCTCCTTTATTAGAAGATGACGACTGGATTCGTATATATCAGTTTGCTGAAGACGAAACACTTGCAATGTTAGATAGATTATCTAACAAAATAGAAGTACGCCCACTGTTTAATATACAAAACTTTACAAGAAAATATCATGACAGTGATGCTATTCAGCCTTATGAAACGTTAAGTATTGAGATAAGTAGAGGATGTATATTTAAATGTAAGTTTTGTCAGTTTCCTTTGATTGGTAGAAAAAAAGGAACTAACATAAGGCGAGAAGAAGATATCCGTACAGAGCTATTACAGAATTATGAACAGTTTGGCACTACAAAATATTATTTTAGTGATGATACATTTAACGAAAGTCTAGATAAAGTACAAATGATTCATCGTATTAGTAAGTCTTTGCCATTTGAGTTAGAATATGTAGCTTATATTAGAATAGATTTATTAGCTTCGTATCCTGAAATGATAGATTTGTTACCGGAATCAGGATTGCGTAGTGCATTTTTTGGTATCGAAACATTCCAAGAACAAGGTGCAAAAGCTATCGGTAAAGGCTGGAATGGAAAATATGCCAAAGACTTTTTGTTAGAACTAAAAGAAAAATGGAAAGATAAAACAAACTGGTGGATGGGAATGATTGTAGGTCTTCCTGGTTGGAATAGAGAACAAGAAGAAAAAGATTTACAATGGTTAATAGACAACGATATGAGTTGCTGGTGGCATTGGGCATTATATATTAATCCTATTAACGCAGAAAACGGAGTACAGTTTGTAAGCGAGTTTGAAAAAAACTATGAAAAATATGGATATGAGTTTACAGAAGACAACCTTGTTAACTGGGTTAACGGAAATTTAGTACATACTGAGCTACAACAAGCAGCAATCGAAATAAATGACAAGTCTTTTAAATATAAAAAAGTTTCTGGATTTCGAATAGGAGAGTTTAGTACAACTTTAAGATGTGATATGAGAGATTTAGTTAATGTAAAGGAAATAGATGTTCCCCGTGAAACATTATTAAATAATACAAAACAGTTTGTAAATAAATATATTGAATGCCAGTTGCAGGAAATCTAAAATGTATTATTCTAAAGAACTAATGAAATCTCAAAATAAAACAATGTTTCCTTCTAAGGCATTTGAAAACTTTTTTAGTAACAGTGAGTTTGACAAAATAAAAACTACGGCAATCGAGCTTGAAGAAAACGATCCTGTTGTACATTCAGGACAACAATATACTAAGTTTAAATATTACGAAAGTAACCTTTATGCTCTACTTAACAAACGTATAGAAGATATAATAGGAAAACATAATGTATACTTGTCGGTAGTTTCAAACACTCAAGGAAATCCTGTTCCAACACACACTGACCATAACTTATCAGATGTTAGGGAAAATGCATTACCCTATGCAACATTATGTATTCCTTTAGATGTTATAAGTGAAGATAACAAATGGGGAACAGCATCAACCATAACGTTTGATCAATATTATTTTCCTGATCAAGATTGGGAATACAGACGTCATATTTTTACAGGATTTTTAAAGCCTAACACAATAAAAAACTCAAAAGGTTTTATAAATGAAACTACTATTACAAAAGAATATTATGATCGCTATTTAAATCAACACGAAGATTATAGTTTTTTTGAAGGAATGAGTATTGAAAAAATAATAGATTGGAAAAAAAATAGTCTTATGATTTGGCATCAATGTAGATTTCATTGTAGTGATTCTTATTTAAGTTCTGGTACTAAAAATAAAAAAAGTATAATATTATGGACAACAAAGGAAAGTAAATGAATTTTATTGAACTCGACGATCTTCCAGTATATGATTTATACACAGAGTTTTTAAGATTACTTGACGAAAAAAAGATATGGTGGTCTGATACAGGCAACGATCAGATTTGTTTAAATGCAACCAAAGCCGATCCGTCAAACTGTTTGACAGGAAGAGGAAGTTTATTTTTAGATTGGGATAGCTCTTATACAAACAAACAAGGAACACTAGTAGTACCTCCTAGAAAAGTTCCTTTAAAAGAAGATAGCTTTGAAATACTTTGTACAGGGTTTAAAGATTCGTTATTTGAAGATGTATATAACAGCATAACCAAAAAATACAACGTAGGTAGGATTCGCATAATGAATTCTAGACCTAAAACTTGTTTAACTTGGCATAACGATGATACTCCTAGATTACATTATCCGATGAAAACACAAGACGGATGTTATATGGTAATCGAAAACGAAAGTAAACATCTAAAACAAAATCAATGGTATTGGACAAATACAGTTGTTCCTCATACTGCATTTAACGGTAGTACAGATGAAAGATTTCATCTAGTAGTTACAATACTAGGTGATAAATGAAATACGCAATAACAGGACATACATCGGGTATAGGAAAAGCTATATCTGAATCAGTTGTAAACTTTATTGGATTTAGTAAAAGTACTAGCTATGACATTAATAACCGTATTGACAGAAAACGTATTATTAAACAATGCAATGACGTTGATGTTTTTATAAACAATGCACATGATGGGTTTGGACAAACTTATATGTTATTAGATTTGTTCCATGCATTTAAAGATACTAACAAAACAATAATTAATGTTGGTAGTAATGTAGCTGAGGATGAAACTATATTAAAAAACTACGAACATTTACTAGAATACCAAATACAAAAAAAATCATTACGTATATTGCACAATGATCTGATTAAGCTGGACACAACCTTAAATTTAAAATATACTCATTTTGGATATGTAGGAACTGAACGCATATTACAAAAGTATCCTAATATGTCCACTACAGAGTATATCACAGTAGACAATGCAGTTAGTATAATATTGTCATAAATACATTGAGGAGAAAATATTTATGGATCATACAGAAGTAAAAAAAGCAATCATTAGAAGTCAACATTGTCAGCGTAACTGGGATTTACAAAAACAGATTCCAAAAGATGATATTGATTTAATAATACATAGTGTGACAAACTGTCCTAGTAAACAAAATATTTCTTTTTATAAAGTACATGCAATCACTAATAGACAAGTTATTGAAAATATTCATGATAACACTTCAGGGTTTTTAAACTATGAAACAGGAAAGAACGAAACTAACAGTCAGGTATTGGCAAACTTAGTGTTGGCATTTGAAGTTGAAGATTATATGAGCAGACATACTACTGATACGGTACACAGAAATGACGAAATGTGGGCATATGATGATGGTAAACTAACGGCTGCTCAAAAGAAAAGTTTAGAAAAAGATGCACATATGGCTATTGGTATTGCAGCAGGCTACGCAAATCTTATTTCTAGTATGTTAAACTACGGTACTGGTTGTTGTGCATGTTTTGACGCAGATGAGGTTGCAACTGTAGTTGGTGCTAAAAATCCAATCAAGCTATTAATGGGTATAGGAATCAAAGACGAAACAAGACCACGTAGAGAGCATCACACAAAACCTGAGTTTGTTTTTCCAACCAAATCTAAACAAGAGATACAAGTAAACTTCATAAACTAATATATGACAGTTAAAATATATAAATCATTATTGTCTAATCAAGTGATAGACAATCTTCTTGATTTCTTCAATAGTAATACAAGTTTGCATTATGATACAATGGGCATGATCAAAATAGGTCAACCCTGGAGTCACATACAGCATATACTCGAACCTATTTTAAAAAAATATATACCGGTTGATAAAAACTTAGGTGACAACTTTTACAAGCATAGTTTTCCTTACTTTACACACGTAGATAGCGGAAATAATAAAAATAGTTACAATGTTTTAATTCCACTTTATGTAAGTAATAATATAGAACAAAAGTTTGTTGTGTTTGATCAATATTGTACAGATTACAGTGGTGCAACATGGTTAGGTGATATATGGAAACCTGAACAAGATTTTAATCTCAATAAAAAACGTGATTTTCCATATAAAGACCCAACTGTAGTTGGTTGTACTGACCAGCCTATTTCTGATGACATGTATGAAATATTAAAATATGATTACCGTAATGAAGAACAATTTTATGGGTTAACTGGTACTGCATATGATTACAAACCAGGAAATGTTCTTATATTTCCTAGCAATAGACTACATTGCACAGGTCGTATGGATTGTGATTATAAAATAGGATTAAGTTTACGATTTGAAATACTTGACAAATCTGTTTTTCTATAATACAATAAGATATGAAACCTCAAGACAAGCAATCAATTCTTCTGAGCCTAGCACAGTTTATAGAAGATAACCAACAAAAAATACTACAACTTGAACCAACTGCACTTGTTAATATTAGTGTTGATATTTGTAGATATTATGCTGGTGCAGCTCGAAACCTAATAGCTGTGCCTGAATATGAATACTTTAAGACATGTACTAGTAGTATGAGATGGGAATCAAAAGGACACTGTTTAGGTGTTGTTCCGTGGAACTATCCATTGGTTATAGCATTATGGAAAATAGCGCCGGCACTAGCAGCTGGATGCACTATTGATATTAAACTAAATGATGGTAATGTAGGTGCCTTGCCTTGGATATTAGATAACTGGAAAAACAAATACAATAGTGTAAAAATAGTCAACAATATAAACTTAAAAGATTATGACTTTGTTGATATAACAGGCAGCAAGAAAACAGCAGATTATTTTAAATCAAACCATCATGATGTAAATGCAGATGTAGGCGGAGCAAGTATAGCAGTTGTTAACGATGGTAATTCGGCATTTATATTAGAAAATCTTGAATGGAGTGTTAAGTACAATCTTGGAGCAGATTGCACAGCACCTAAACATATTTTTGTTGTTGAAGAACTACTTGATACTGTAATGGCAATCGACGGTGTTACTTTAGGAGAGTGCAATGATATTGATCACTTTTCTCCAACAGCAACAGTAAGTACATATACAAATATCAAAGATCTTGTAAAACAAATAAACCAACTTCATAATAGATTAGGATTGCATTTATATACCAAAGATTTAGCAACCAAACGTTATGTAGTTGAACATGCACGTTGGGGAACTATCTTTGTAAACAAACCATTAACTGTGCCAGTTGAAATGCCACACAGCGGAATGGCTTCTAGCGGCAATACATTCAATCAAAGTTTTTTTAAAATATATCAATATCTTGTACCCAAGCATATTGTTGTAGGAGATCAGTATTGATTAAAGAACTATCATACGATGAAGTTTATCAAGTTTGGCAAGAGTTTTTATGGCCCAACCGAAATAATATATTACCTATGAGTAATATGCGTTATAAAGATACATCATATGATAACATTTATAAAAACTATAAACCTACGTTTTTTGGTTATATTCTTGATGACAAGATAGTAGGTGTAAACAGCGGTCATTCAACAAGTAGAGTGCATTACAGAAGCAGAGGATTATATGTAATGCCTGAATATCGATACAATAATATTGGTAAACATTTGTTAGAATATACTGTAAATTTAGCCAAAAACGAAAACAGAAAATATTGTTGGAGCCTACCACGAAAGGTTGCATTAAAGACTTATTTGAATGCTGGCTTTGAACAAACAAGCAAGTTTTTTGAAACTGAAACTAGCGAACAAAATTGTTATGTGATTAAAGAAATATGAGTTATGATGTAGTGCTATTTACAGAATGCAATGGTAGCATAGGCTGGGGCAGAGATGCTGGCGCCTATACAGTTGCCAGCAGACTACGTGAATCAGGATACAAAGTTAAAGTTATAGACTTTTTTAGTCACTTTACAGAAGAACGTTTTCAACGTGCAGTAGATTTATACGTAAGCAATCAAACAAAGTTTTTAGGATTTAGTAGTACACATTTTAGTACACTAATGCCAGAAGATTGGGAAACACATTGGAGTGCAGATAGTAGAACACGCAAAAGTAATATGTGGAATGTGTATTTTCCTTTTTCTCCAGAAGAAGTTACTAAATGGTTTGATATTGCAAAAGCCAAATACCCTAACATCAAGATAGTTGTAGGTGGCCAAAAGGTTGCACAAAAACGTGCTCTACAAAAGAAGTATCCTATGGTAGACTTATGGGTAGGAGGTATGGCAGATAAAAGTGTGTTGGGATTAATGGAACAGTTTCCTGAAACTAACTTTGTTAAGTCAGAACTTGATTATGGTAGTATGACAGAGCAAGAGTTTAGGTACAGTAAAATACACTGGACAGACGATGATTATATATTTCCACATGAAGCACTACCATTAGAAATCAGTAGAGGTTGTCCTTTTAACTGTGCCTTTTGTGACTACCCTAAAAAAGCAGTAAACAGCTGGACCTTAGACAAAACACATTTGCGAGATGTACTAATAGAAAACTATGAACGTTTTGGTACACATCACTACATGATTACTGATTATCAGCTCAACGAAAACATGAGAAAGATGAGTCTAATACACAATGTATTTACTGACCTACCGTTTGATATTACATGGAGTGGTTTTGGTAGACTTGACTTGTTATACCAAAAGCCTGAAATGATTAGTATGATACAAGAAAGTGGCTGTCGCAGTATACAATGGGGAATAGAAACAGTTACAGATCATGTAGGACCTCTTATAGGCAAAGTAACCAAACGTCATATTATTGAAAGTGCGTTAGAACAATGTAAAAGTGTATGGGGCGATAGTATAGTACAAGGCAGTGGATTTATACTAGGATTGCCAGGAGAAACAAAGTCTAGTTGTATTGAACTAGTAGATTGGATTAGTACACAGCCATGGCTTGATGCTTGGGAGATAACTCCTCTATATATTGGTGGATATGATCCTAACAAAGAATATACTATTGATTATAGTAGAATACAACGCAATCCTGAAAAATACGGATATACGGTTACACTTGAAAAAAACGCTAATGGTATATATGTTGAAGATTGGCAAAACGGCGATATGACAAAGTCAGACTTGATAAATATTATTGAACAAGCACAACAAGGATCCGCATGGCAAAAACGCATTATGACATCTTACTTAGGATACAGTCGTGCTAGTAATCTAAGATTTACACACAGTGAGATCATTCGTGCAGATAAAAATAATACAACATGGATTAGACAACACGCTTCTAACTATAAAAAACTAGCAAATGAATATTTAAGGAAAAACAACTTATTATGAGTAGGATAATAATTTTAAGCGATATCTATGATGTAAGAGGTACAGGTGGTACAAAGTTTAGATCGCACTTTCTCGAAGAGGATGAACGTACTGACATGTACAAATCTGCTTTTGAAGATGTTAATAGTGAATACGGATTAGAAATATCAGTTAAAAATACCAACTATGTAGGTGGCAAATATTTAGGTAGTAGTAAGTACAACTTCTGGACTAGATACATGGGACCGTATACTGTAGCTAGTAATATTAGAGAACATACAAAATACGAAGCAATAGTTTTTGATTATTTTACTAAACTAGATAATTTCTTTGATTTCTTTGAACAGTTAGTAACACCAGATACTGAGTATGTTGCTTTAAGTTTAACGTTTTTAAATAATCCTTTTAATCCTACTCAAGGAAAATTTAATTTATGGCATTTTAGTCATGAAGAATGTTGCGAATGGTTTAAGGAATTAAAACGTCGGGCCCCAAACGCAAAAATAATAATCGGTGGCGCATTAGTAGATACAATATATAAACAGCACTTTGTAACAGGAAAAGTAAATAAGTCTTTGCCCGAGGCAATGAAAGAGTATATTGATTATGCGTTCCATGGGTACAGTGAAAGAACAATGGTTGATTTTTTAAATGGCGAGCTAGACCCTTCTCAAATGCGTATAAAAGATAATGTAACATTTATTAATGAACCTGCACTAGCTGGCAAAGGCGCAATAGTTACACAAACAAAATGGATACCGCAAGATAGTGTACAAACAGGCGAATGGCTTCCTTTAGAAATATCAAAAGGTTGTAGATTTGGATGTAAGTTCTGTTTCTATGATCATAGTGGAACAGTTATTAAAAGTGCTGAATGTTTAAGAAGAGAACTACTTTATAACTATGAGCATTTTGGAACAACTGGATATCAACTTACTGATGATACAGTAAACGACAGTATGGCAAAAATTAATATGATGCATGATGTTATTAGTAGCTTGCCGTTTAAGATCGAATGGATTGCGTATACCAGACCGGATATGTTCCATAAGTTTCCACAAATGTTAGATAAAATGCTAGACATGGGATGTAGAGGTATGTTCTTAGGCGTTGAAACTTTTAATCATACAGCAGCAAAAGTTGCCGGTAAAGGATTAGACCCTGAAAAAATTAAAGGAATACTAGAGTGGATTCGCGAAAAAGCAGGAGACGAAATCTTTATACTTACTAGTTTTATAGTAGGGCTTCCTGGCGAAACTGAAGAAAGTCTAATGGATACTGCTGATTGGTTAGTTAAACAACAAGTTATCGATAAAGCGCAATACGAAATACTTTTTGTATCAGATGCCGGCGGCCGCACAAGTAATGCGTTTAGTGACAAGTCTGATAAATTTGGAATACATGAAGTAAGATGGGATCCTGAATACTATTGGAGACACGGCACTATGGATTTACCTAAAGCTAAAGAAATTGCGTTAAGGTGGGAGAGTATAATGGAAAATCATCCCCGCACACAATTTGAAAGACATGCTGACTACAATGTAAGTTTTTGGGCATATCCAAGACTTCGTAGCTTTGGATTAACACATCATGAAGCTACAGACGCATTATGTTCTGGAATAGTACCTGATTATGTATACAAGTCAAACATTGAATGGATAGGTAAGTACCACCTTGGCTTAATAAAACATAATGATCTCACAGGAAATATAACGTACAACACCAGTTGGATGTATCCAACAGACGGAGATCAGCGAAATAATCAGGTACCTATTAAACTATGAATAATATAAAGTTTATAGATCCTTTATTTGATACTAGGTATTTTAAAAAGTTATATAAAAAACAAATAAACCAGCACTTATATTCCGATCTTGGACATGTAATCAACGATTGGATTATTATAAATTTATATAATCCAATCAATAGTGTAATTGAAACACAGACAACATTTAACAATGAATGGAAAATGGAAAATTGGTGTATGCAGCAGCCTGTTGGTAGTACAACTATATATATGGATAAAACTGGAAATGTTATATACAATGATTTATACAATAGTGTAAAAATACATAGCTTTGATCTTGATATTGCAAATAATAAAAAATATGTTAATACTTGTACAAAATACAATTTTAAGTATTTGTGGTACAGTATTCATAAAGGACCTCATAAGTTGCCAATGCACGTAGATAAAGATAGTCCAATTCGTTATGTTCAGTGTATAAGTAAAGAAACTACACATACAGATTGGTGTTATAACGGAAATAATTTAAGTTTAAAAGAAGGCGATGCTTTTCTTTTTGATCCAAAATTTACACATAGTATTATTACTGAACAAGATGAAAGTGTCTTTTTAATAGCAGATTGTGTTGAATATACAGTAGATGAGTTTAATGTCTAGACAAATATTTTCTTATTCAAACCATAGTAGATTTACAAATCCAGAAGTTTTTGTTTCGGGAAAAAATGATACTGTAACAAACGCTGACGATAAGACATATATCGATTGTAATAGTGGATTATGGAATGTAAACTTTGGATACAATAATCCAATGTATACTCCTACAACTGATCTGCATTATTACCCAACGCATTTTTGGAGTAGCACTGAATCAACAGAACTTGCTGCTGAACAAATATGTAAATGGTTTGGTTATGATAGAGTGTTTTTTGGACACAGCGGAAGTGATGCTATAGACACTTCTATATACATTGCAAAATATTATACAGGTAAAACAGACATTTTAGCATACAGTGTAGGCTATCATGGTACAAACACTCAAGCAAGTGTGTATGACAGCTACACGGCGCTGTTAGACGCTGTAAACAGCAACACAGCAGCAGTTATTATAGAGCCTATAATGATTACTAATGGTGTTATAGAGTTTGATAAACAAACATTGCAGCAACTATTTGATTTAAAGCAGCAGTATGATTTTTGTATTATATTTGATGAAACTGTTACTGCATTAGGACGAGGCGATTATAGTTTTGATTACAAGCCAGATATACTTATTGCTAGTAAAGGATTAACCAATGGAATATTTCCTCTAAGTGCTACAATGGTAAACGCTGATATTGGAAGTTATATTAAAAATACAGATAGAGTATTTTCGCATGGATATACAATGAGTGGCCATCCACAAGGCAGTTATGCACTATTACAAACTATAAAACAAGTCGAAGACATGAAATATCAATTGATAGATTTGCAAAATGCATTTTGCAAACAGTTAAATGAGCATAACTTAGATTATACAAACAAAGGATTAGTGTTTGGTATTCATGTTGAAAACGGAATATACATACGTAGAGAACTACAAAAACAAGGATATCTTATACGTCAAGCAAATAACACACTATTATTTTTGCCTATGTTTATTGCTGATCATAATGATTATACTAGATTTTTCGATCTTGTAGCCACTTTGTCAAAATAGTACCACTAACCCGATAGTTGTATACTTCGGGTAGGTTGTGTACTAACCAATCCTTGCCAGTTATATGTTTTCGACATTGTTCTGCACCACAGCAGCATTTATCAATGATAGTATAATCGTGATCAATAAACCCGGCATAATCTACAGTTATCTGTTCGTCTACATTAATGTCACGCAATGCAATGATTAAGTTTTCTTGAACGTATGCTGTAGGGTTGCAACTATGATTGTGGCAACCATTGAGCCAGTATTTCAATCCACCTTGAAAGTGCCATGCACTGTTTACTAAATGAAAGTAATCTTGTTTGTATGCAGATCTTTCTTTTTCAGTTAACCACATACCACCTACACGATAAATGATATCTCCTTCTTTGATATCTCGAGTAGCAAACTTACCATAACCAACTGTATCACTAATGAAGCGCAACTCATTAGTATCACTACTAAGTCCCAAACTTATTTCGTGTGTATTTAAATATTCAATGAGATTGTGTTTATTCATATTTTATAGGTCTTAATAGCTCTACACCAAACATTGGAATATATTCTTCAAACGGTATTAGTTGCTCGCCGTTATCACCTAAGTTTAATGCTAATAGTTTGTCTCTGTATTCTTTATCTAAATCCATCATTAGTTCAAAGCCGGTAAGTTTGCCTCTAGGCTCAACATCAAAATCTTCAGCAATAATACTTGGTTTAATCTTTTTACTGTTTATATATCTATCTTTGAAAGCTGTTTCTACCCAACGATATACACTTTCTTTTTGTAAATAACTTATCATAGTTTCTGGTGTGTATTGGAAAAAACTAGGAATACATTCTCTTTGTATATCTCGGAAATATGTATATAATGTAGTAACTCTAGCTTCTTCGCAATCGTATACAGGCTTTTTTCCTATTTGTCGTATCAAGTAGTTTTCACCACCACCAAATACAGGTATACCATCCAAACGATTGGCACAGTGATAATATAAGTTTAGTTGAGGACTACTACAACGTGTGACTTGTGCAAAATCTATTAGCTGTGTTTTATAAAAGTCTTCTACATTGATATCAATAATATCAGGAGAAATACCTCTGGCTGCACATAATCTTAATGCATAGTTTATATCGTGTAAGTTAAGGTTACGCTCATATCTAAATATAGCTACTCTAGGAGTTATACCACATGAAATAAAACTATGCAGCATTACTTCACTATCAAGCCCGCCACTTAATAATAAAACAAGTTTGTCACCATGTAAATCATAAAGTTGCTGTGCTGTAGATTTGCATTCATCTCTCCACGATCCATACGAACTTACAGTTCCGTGATTAAAATAAAAGTCGTTGTCGCATGTAAATCCACAATCTACATGATTATTTTTTGTATATTCAAACATAACACTATTATATTATTATATAGAAAAAATGTCAACCTCTATCCCATTTTTGAATATAGTTTATTTGTACACCGCTAGTGCGCAAGCCTGACTTCATACTACTCTTACGCTTTGGAAACACTGTTTGTTTAAACTGTGTTGCATCTTGGTATATAACCTTTGGCGCTTCGCTAGTTTCTATACTAGTATAATCAGTCCAGTTAGCATCATTTAAACCTGTTGATTCGGTTCCGTAATAGAAGTTGGCAGTGGTTTGCCCTGGCATATTAGAAAGATATGTCTTGATATCTGCATATGTCCAGTCTCTATTAAACTGCACCAATGTAGAAATAAATCCTGCTGCACACGGACATGCTGCACTAGTGCCACTAAATCCTGTATCTTCAGGAACACCAGCACCACTTCCACTGTTGCCAGTAAACCCAGCATACGTAGCAGGATAATCACCTTCTGGAACATAACTACGGTTTGCTGCTAATATTCCATCTGCTGGTGCATACAAGTCTATTCCGTTGCCTCTGTCACTGTATCCAACTTTTCGTTCTTTAGCAGTTCCTGTGGAATGATCATCGTCTAGTGCACCGATGTTGATCGTTTTGTATGTGACCTCGCCAGTTACTCCGTCAACAGTTTTACCACCTTGTTGTGGAAATCCACGTCTATTGGTAGTACCTGTAACTTCAATACCAAACTCTTCAAAGCTACTTTGTTCTAAGGTATCGGTATTGTTTTGTGCGATATAGTTATCAAAGTCTGGATGCCCCCAGTTGGTTTGTTTTTGATTACTATTACCAGCAGCACATACAAATATAACGCCGCTGTCGATCAATTCGTCTAATGCTGTTGTCATAGAATTAGTTTTCATTTCGCCTTTCCAACGTCCACCATCGCCTTGTGTTCCCATGTGGCTTAGCCAACTTATACCAGTTTCTGTTGTGTATGCTGTTGCAGCACCACCTCTAAAATGATGATAAAGTGTAGAAGCTTCAGTGCCCCCTGGTGACTTAACAGCTCTGTATCCCCAACTATTTGAACTCACAGTTGGATCTTGTGTGCCATATGCAGGATTTATAGGTTTTACATTATGAAAGATTTTTTGCATGTCAAAACCAGGCTCGATGTCACTGCCATATGTGCCATACAAGTTTAAAACCCATTTGTTAGCGTTGTATGCCCAACCTTGTGTTCTACCGTATGTAAGCGCCATACAGGGTGTACAGTGCTCTCCTACACTGCTCTGTGTTGTGTTGGTACCGTTGCAGTATGCTCGTGTATAGTTGCTTGTAATAAACGATACAACGCCAGCACTTGGAAACTTTGCTCTAAACACACTACTTCTATTATTTGAATTAGTCCACCATCCTCTTGCAAAACTTTCGATAGGTACAGTAGTTCCGTCCCATCTTTGTTCAATTCTGTCGCCCATTTGGACATTAATAGTTCCACTCATATTTACATGAGTACTACATTGATAATAATATGTTCCTGCTTCGGTTGGTGAAAAAGTAACAGTTCCGTTGTTTACTGCACCCTGTCCGGTAGTATTTGGCGCTTGATCTCCTGTACCAGAAGTTTGTGTAATTTTAATATATAACGGATGATTACCTTCTGGACTTGTGTTGGTTATTCTGAGAGTATCGCCTACGTAAATAGTTATAGGATAATCAGGACCGCCACCGCTTCCAGTACGATCTTGTCCAGTGTTTAATGTATAACTACCACCTTCAGAAGGACTAGCAAATACTGATCTACTGTAAGATGCAGGTAAAGGAAGAAAATAATCTGGATCTAAGTATAATGGTGCATCTAAACATAAATCTAATACATCACAGCTACCATTTCCAGGTAGTAGATTACCACCTGTGTATCCGTTTGGTTTCTCACCTTCGGTATCTCTATTAAACTCAGGGTGTCCAAGCCAACCAGCACCATCATCTGCTACAATAACATCAACATGCTTGCCATCACCCCACTGAGGTATTTTACTTGTTTTTACAACGCTATCTGCGTCACCGCCCTCGATCCATGGATCAACTAGTGTACTAGCTCTTAATGTCCCCCAGTTGGTTCTGTTGATATCTGCTGCACCGGGTGTACCAGGTAGTGTGTTAGAAGTTTCCATCTCTTTGTAAACTTTAACTGTATTTGTGTATCTATTAAAGTTTTTTGGACTAGCACTTGCATGAAGTTCGTCTGCAGGTGCTTTATATGTTTCAGGATACTTCGAGTAATCAATATTAATAAATTTTACACGAGGGTCGTCTTTTAGTGCAGTTGCTTCTGCATCAGTAAGTAGATAACTTCCTCTAGTAGCACTATGTTCTTTTTCGTCTTCTACAGTAACTTCTCTACTTGGAACACTAGCGTATGTGTTTCCGTCTGCAATAAGTTCTGCATGTAGTTCTTGCCATTGCTCTGCTGTATTTGTTCCTAGAGAATAATATTGTTCACTCATATTTTTAGTCCTTAGATTAAGCTGGCCCAAGCACCGTTTTCATATCCCTGGAATTTGTTTAGTGTAGTATTGTAAATCATATCACCGTTTTCGGCACTCAAAGCATCACGTTCAGTGGTTGTAAAACTTGCTAGTTTAAACGGACTACTTGATACTTCTACCCTTGTACCGGCAGCAAGTATAATGTCAGTGTCACTTGATATTTCTGGTGTTCCACTAGCATTAGTAATGATGTTTTCAACTTCTATAGTATCGGCAATAATTTTGTTTGTAACAATTAAATCGTTTTCAACTGTAACATCACTGCTAAATGTAGCTGCTGGTGTTACTACAACTCCACTCGAATCACTTGAGTCTAATGTAGTACCAGTAAATGTAAAGCTACCTAATGTTGCTGGCTGTACAGCACTATCTGCTAATGCACCTTGCGCACTAGTTGCAGCATCTGTTATTCCGTAACCTGCTAGTGTAGTTGGTGTTACACCTAAATCAGTAAAATCTTCTACTGTACCAGTAATAGTTATGTTGCCTTCTGCATCACTTGCTGTCGTAATACCGGTACCACCAAGTATACCAATAGTTTCTTGACCATTAACAACTCTTAATGTACTATCGTCTGCTGTGACATTCCAATGTGAATAGTTGTCAGTACTTCCGCCACCGCCACCACTAGATACTTCACGCATATTTAACCAGTTGCCAGCTTCATATATTTGGAATCTACTATTTGTTGTATTGTAGATCATCATACCGTTTGCACCAGTTAGTGCGTCACGTTCTGCTGTTGTAAAAGATCCTGTTTGTATAAAGCCTGTTGCTTTTACATTACCTCTTACATCAAGTCTTAAACCTGCTGCTGGAGTATAATCACCAATAGCCATATTACCATCGGCAAATCCTACATAGTTAGTTGCCGCGTACGATCCACTTGATGATGTACCAAGATACAATCCTGAATGCCATGCAGCAAATGATACATATGTTTTTGTACCAGTATCGTCTATTTGATCAAAACCTATTAATCCAATATTTTGATCACTTGCCGTACCTGCATCAGTTCTTCTAATTTTTAAATACTGAGCTTCTTCGGTATTTGAAAAGTTTGTAGTGCCTATTGATCCAGATGTTCCGTGACTTACATTTAACGAAGTATCATAAGTTATCTTATTAACATCTTGTAAGTTTCCGTGTAATGTACGAGTATTGCCGTCGACTATTATAGTCGAATCGTCAGAAAACACACTACCAGTCATGTCTCCATCAAAAGTACCTGTGTGCGCACCTACTGCATTACCTGTAACATTACCTGTAACATTACCAACAAAACTATTAGCGGTTATTATGCCAGTACCTGCACCGCTTGCTGTAACATCTCCAGATATATTAATATCGCCATCGCCGACAATCTCTTGTCCGGTAATACTTAAATCAACATCAATACTGATATTTGCATCACTAAGCGTTAAAACTGATGCTGTAGCATTATCAGTAATGCCTGTTAAGCTGCCGCCACCACCGCTGCCGCCCTGTAATACACCACCGGGTGTAGTTCCATCGCCAACGTATATTTTTTTAGTATCGGTGACATATATTATTTCGCCTTCAGCTGGCGTAATACTTGTCCTGTTTGCTTCTGTTCCGCGTCTTAGCTTTAAAGCCATATTAAAGTCTCCTAGGTGTACTGTTTTATATATTTATCATATCTACACAGAAACTATTTTTAAAAGGCAAAGGCTACTGCAACTTTGTATTAAAAATACAGTTGCAATAGCCTTTTGTTTACTTGTTTACTTTAAGAAAGCGTGTTGTTCTTTTTTGAATGTCTTTCTTTAGACGTTCAGTATCTAATCTAAAGTCAACTTTATCAATTGTATCATCATATTCTGTAAAAAACTCTTCTAGTATAGAATCAACATCGTCAGTACTTTGTTTGGTCTTTTTAATATCAATTTCCCATTCCTTACCATCAACAAATCCAACAATAACAGTGTTGATATATTCTAATGGAATAAAATCCATATCAATATCATTTAGTATTTCTTCCCAATACTCGTCTTTGCTTTTATCCGTCACTGGTCTCAGTTTTCTTTGCTGATACCTTTGCTTTCTTCTTAATAGTTGGAACTAGTTCTTCGGCTTGATCTCGTAATGCTTTTGCTTCTTTGTATAAAGCATCTGCTTGTGAACGAAATTGTGCAGCAAGTGCTGCATCGTCAAGTACACTGTCAGCTTGTGGAGCAACAGCATCGGCACTGTACATTTGAGCAGGATCTACAGTCTCTTCTGTTTGATTTGCAGGCTGTTCTGCTGTTTTACCGCCAGGACCTTTTAGTGCTAAATCGTTTACTGTAACACCTTGTTGTTCTGCAATAGTACTATTCAAGTCACTAAGTGAAATATTAGTATTACCATTTGGAGTCATTTCGATATCGCTAGTTAAAACTTTTCTTAGTTTTCCAGTCTGTTGAAATCCTGCCAACATATTACGACCATCAGGCAAGTATGCACGAGCCATTGCTTCTGCAAACTCATATGCTTCCTGTCCAGCTGCTGATTCAACAACTCTAATTAAGCTGTCATGTTCGTCTGCACTAAGATTTTCTGTCTGTACAACCAAGCAGTTATCAGGATCACCTGGTATAACTCGGTATGCTACGATTACTTTGCGTCTATTGGCAGCTACTCTGCCTACGTGTTTAAGCGCCATCTTCACCCTCCTGTGTTGGTTCAGTCATTGCTGCTTCGGCACCTTCTTTTGCTGCCTTAGCTTGTGCTTCTACTTCTTTCAAGAAAGCATCTAGTTTATTATATAACGCACCTACATTAGCCATTTCATTAGCTTTAAATGTACCACGCTCTGTTGCAAGTTCAATAACGGCTCTTGCTAATGCTAAATCTTGAATATTTAATTCATTTGCTTGTGTATTTTCGGTCATATTTTACTCCTTGTATAATTTATTTATAACCACTGTTTTAGTTGTACTTCAAATGTGGACAAGCCAACATAAAGAAACTTAGTTCTTTTGAGCTTTCAAATCCAACATAATGTTGATGTACAAGATTCTTTTGTTCGTCTAACTGTACAGAGTTACCAAAAAAATATCTGCCAGTTAGATTGCTAATAATCCAATCGCATATTGCTTGATCTAAGTTATATCTACGTGGAATACTTATTGTAGCAAAATGAGGAGGGCAAAAATCTACCCTCCTTATATTTAATACATCGAGTGGATTAGGGTCTTTTAGTTTCATGCAGCCTCGTCATAATGTGCTGTTACACCAAACGGCGCTTGCAAGTTTTTATCATGGTGCGAATGAATAATAAACACTGTCTCGCAATAGTCTTCGTCGCCCCAGCTATCCCATGCATAACCGTCTGTGAACATTAAAAACTTCTTAGGCTGAATATCATTTTCTTTCATATATGTCCAGTTAACCATAAAATCAGTGCCACCGCCACCAAGTATTTCATAGTCACATAGATTTTCTCCATTATCTGCACTAAAGTCTTGTTCATTATATACTTTAGTATCAAAGCACCATAGTTTGATCTTATAGTCTTTGAACTCTTCCATAATGCCTTGTATTTCACCTAAGAAATCTGCTGCCTGTGAGTTACCAATACTACCAGACATATCAATACAAATGCATAGATCGATTGTATCTTGAAAGTCCATACCGGGCAATATAGCACCCGTATGCCAACCTTTGCGTGATGGACGGCTAAATGTAAAATCACTTTTAATAGTACTTTGGATTTGCTGACGAATAAGTTCACGCCAGTTCATCTTAGGCTCAGTAAGTTCTTTGATCATACGTGCAACACCTGCAGGTGTATTTCCTGCACCAGCAGTTTGTGCCGCATTAATCATAGCTTCTTTTACTTCGTCTCGAATCTGATCCATTTCTGCTTTGCTGTACTTAGGACGACCTTTACCGCCTTTTCCATCTTTACCAGCTTCACCTTCCTCACCATCTTCGCCTTCTAAGTCTAAATGTTCATCTAACATTTCGCCTAGTTGTTTAAGATAATCTTCACCATTCTTTTTGGCTTCTTCAAATAGATCGTCATATACTTCTTCACTAATCCAACCTTCGTATTTGAAGTCTTGATAACAACTTACAATACTTGGAATAGTACCAATACGATCACGTACTAGAAGATTATTAACAATATAGTCGGCTGCAATATTATACAACATTGGATTACGATCATCACGTCGACCCAAGTGATCAAACACACAGTGAAGTATTTCGTGTGCAATAACAAATTCAATTTCTTTGTTATTCATTGCATTAAAGAACTGTGTATTAAAGTATAGGTTACGACCGTCTACTGCGGCAGTACCTAACCATTCGTCTGCTGCCTGAATACGTAAACGTGTTGCCATATTACCAAAAAATGGGTGACGCAATAATAGTCCAACTCGAGCAATAATAATACGATCAAGAACTTCTACACGCATTTCCTCCAGTTCTTCTGGAGTAATATCTGGATTCGGCTCCCAGTTTTTAAGTTTAGTTTGTGTATCTTTAGTAGCCATGTCTAACCTCTTATAAGTGTTATACAGTTAATATAACATATTTACTATTATTGTCAACCTTTAAATAGAATAATGGACAGCCGAAGCTGTCCATTATGTACCAACTTAAACTTGTTGCGCTGCCTTAATATACTTACCAAAGCGATTGTGGAATTCATCAAAGCATTCTACTTCGTCTGGATCGATAGGAAGTGCATATTGCGTAAGAGCAAGTTTAATACCCATAACAACCAGTTCTGTGTCAAAGTTATCCATTGCAAAGCGTAGGAAGTTATTGACTTTATCATCAAACTTTTTGTCATTTTTATCAGATGATTCTTTGAGTTCATAACAGAGCGAAACAGTCAAGGAATACATGGCACTGATTTCTTTAGTTTTTAACTCCTTTACTTTACCTGCAAGAATATCTGTTGGGTTTGGCATACTTGAGGCAACCTTACGGTGTGCCATAAACTTAACAGCAAGACCTTCGCCTACTGTACCTGCAACCAAATCAGTAGTAGTACTTTCGTCAAGTTCGTCTTCGAGCAATTCGCTTACAAATGACCAACTACGTGGTGTTGCAAATGACCGGCTTGCTGACTTTGGATCAAAATCATACAAGTCTTTTTTTGCAAACGTCAAGTAACCTACAACATCTTTGTGTTGATTATTGTCTACTGACCAGTTGAACCAGTCATCAAAGTTAACAGCAAGTTCTAGGTGAATAAAGCGGTTAGCCAATGGTGCTGGCATACGATATGTAACACCCTTGTCGCTTTCACGGTTACCTGCCGCAACAATAATAACATTGTCTGGTAGTTTGTATGTACCTACACGACGATTCAAAATCAACTGATATGCAGCCGCTTGTACAGCAGGTGCCGCTGAGTTCATTTCGTCTAAGAAAAGTACAATATTATCATATTGTGCTGCCATTTCTTCATCTGGCAGTTCACTTGGTGCACCCCATGCCATTTTAACATTGTTGCTGTCAAAATACGGAATGCCTTTAATATCGGTTGGATCCCAAAGACTCAATCGAATATCAATAAGATGAGAGTTAGAAAAAGTTTTAGTAACTTGTTCTACGATATCGGATTTACCAATACCCGGAGGACCCCAAAGAAAAACAGGACGCTTTTTATGCATTGCATGACGAAGAGCGTTTTTTGCTTTACTTGGAGAAACTGTGCGAATTACGTCTGACATTTTATATTCCTTTTAGATTTGTTTTCAGTGCCTATACAGTACAATAGCATTAACTGCTATTAGTGTCAACCTTTAAAGTAAAGTTTTGCGATATTTTTTCGATCGCTATAACCAATGCCTTGCAACCAAAGAAAGTAATCAAACTCTTGACTGTTTTCTTCGATGTTGCAGTCTTCAGCAACAGCTAGGTGCCGCAGTGCAGATTTCCAGTTGCAGTTAGCAACCTTCATAACACCTGCTACACTTTTGCGGAAACTAACAATAGCCTGCTCTTCAGCAGCCTTTTCGGCAATGTTGTTGCGCTCTAGTTCGTCGCACAACATATCCCAAATACGCTGTTTAGTATTAGCTGGAGATTGTGTCCATTCCTCCCAGAAGTATTCACCAGGACGGAACCCACGTGCGTCTTTGTGAAGATCGGAGATGATATCGTCGCTATAATCGTACATTGTATTGCCCTTTGTGTATTTGCCCTATACACTTAATATAACACAAGTACTACAGAAGTCAACCTCTTTTTTTCAACTTTATACTAAAACTTCCAGGATTATGTTTGGTTTGAACACATTCTCTAATTCGTGAATGATTGCTTGCCCACGTGTGTATTTCACGCATCATAGCACCTTGTCCGGTAACTACATGACATTTTTTGTATCCGCTAAGATATGCTTCTTCTATTTGTTGATTAAAATGTTGCCATCCTATATGAATATGCAAGCCGTGTAGATCAATTCGCATCTTTACTTCTGTTCATAGCTTTAGTAAGTCCATACTTACGCAAGTCGCCACTAAACAGACCAAGCTCTATTGCTTTACGTTCGTCTGTAACCGTTATGCTTCGATTTGTAAGATAATATGGACAAGTTATAAACTTATCAAGATGTATTATAATCTGTGTAGTTAAAGGAATATCTCTTGGATACGGTATATCGTATGTAGTAATACCAATTTGATTGATAACATCAAATCCTTCTTCAGTAAGTCTTAGTCCGCCATTGCCTTTGGTTCGTGTATTCTGCCACCATAATGGCATGTATTCTTTTACATTTATATCATTATAACTTTTTTCAAGTTCTTTTAAAAAAAGTTTGGTATAGGTAACTTTATCAGTCAAACAACTTCTCACCTTCGGATAACATATATACCGAAAAGTCATTACAGTTAAATGTAGAGTTTAGTTTTTTGGCTAGATTATGTGCATGTCCAGGATTTGAGAAACTAGTTTTTTTGTATTTAGGACCAGGATAGTTGGTTAATGCATTTGAACTTTTTAAGTTAAATGGTTTGTCTTGATAAAAAACTGCCCAAATAGCTTCTGCATCTAAAATCTGTTCACATTTATAGGTAACTTTATTGGTATATTCAAGTCTAACAACTGGTTTTGGTCTACTCATAATGCGTGTCCTTTATTAACTACGCATATATTTATCTTTTTACCAAGCCCCAGAGTCCATGTTTACTTCAATAACTTGATCATCATTGAGCTTTTCAAGTTTGCTATCAATGATTTTTTCTAAATCTCCATGCAGTCTTGCCATAACTTCGCCTAATGTAAGTGCTAGTATTTTTGCTTGATTTATATCGAGTCTAACTTCTCTTGCTTTACTTTGTTCAGCAACTTTAACCATTTGGATTAGTTGCTGTATAGGCATTGTATTAATTGGCTCTGTTGACATTACTTAGTGCTACTTTCATTTCTAGCTCAGTTTTATACGGACCTGAGTATTCGTTACGTTCAATAGTAATTAGCTTTGGACAGTAACTTTTAAGCCAGTTAACATTAAACTTAACAAGATAGTAACCGGCACAATATACACTTTTAGATTTTTTACTTTTAGTAAACAATGGTAGTTTATGTTTGATGTCATACATACTATTGTAAGGAGTAGTACGTGTTGGATATCCGTGTACTTCTTTACTTGAAAGTGATTTTTTGTTTTTAATATTTGCAATTAAAAAGTTCTTACCAAATGTTTTTTTCAACTGGTTTTCACTTTTATAAAACTTAACAGAACCTTTTTGACTAACAACAAATCCGTCATCGTTTTTTGAAAGAGTACCAACTCGCATTCCTTCTTCTTCAACAATCCAAAATTTATTTTCTAGTACAGGTTTAGCTTTCATGCTCATTGTGGATATCTCGCTTGTAATGGGTCTGCATAACTTGCTGCCTGGTCTGCAATACGTTGCATATCCCACTTAGCACAGAACTTCATAAGACGCATACCTACTTGCTTAACGTCTTTGGGTACTGCATGTTGTGCAATAGTGTTATCTATCTCTTGTCTAATATGCTCGGGTTGTGCAGTCAAATCACATAGTACAACATTGCGTGTGTAATCATCAAGCACACGATGCTCTACACCTTCGTGGTCAGTCCAACGTTGTAGCATCATGTTGTTCCAACTAAAGCCTTTTGTTTGTTTGTCGTCAAATGCTTCAATCAGTCCAACTTTGTTTTTTGTACCTTTTTTTCTAACACCTGGATAGGCGCTAAACACATTGTCACTAGTGTCGCCACGCATACACTTTTCAAACAACATGAATTCAGGGTGTGGAGCAGGCTTAGGTTCTCCTGTCTTCTTATCGCACACGGGCTTGCCTTTGTCATCAAAGTATCCTTCTACTGTAATAGTAGTATTACTTACCCCGTTGTACTGTCTACAGTTAGGTGCAATAAGTTGTGCAAAGTCACCGTCTGTAGAGATAATAACATGATTGTCATTAGGATGTGCTTGTACCCAACCTGCAATAAGATCATCTGCTTCTAGTACAGGATTTTGCATTACTGTACAGTTAGTCTTGCTACCAACAAAGTCTTTGAACTCGTCAAAGATTTCCCAAAATAATGTATCTTCTTCTTGCTGTGCAGGAGTAAGTGCATCTCGATGTTCTTTGCGGTTGCGCTTGTAAGGCTCATAGTAATCTTTGCGCCAACTACGACCTTCTAAACAAAACACAACATGATCTGCCTTAAAGTCAGTCCATGCTTTCTTTACACTGTTAAGTGTAATGTGTAGTGCCATGCCAAGTTTAGTATCTACATCGCCACGTACTACGTGTCTTGCACGAAAGAATGTGTTAGCTGTATCTACAAGAATATAAGTTGCCATTAGTTTACCTCTATATGGTTTGTATATGTACGATTGTATACGATTTTGTACGAGTTGTCAACCATTACGATACTTCGCTTTTACCTTTATCAATTGGCACAACATTAATATAACCTGCACCTCGATTGGTATCTTGCCCTTCTTCTTGAAGCATATTATAAACTATATCTTTGAACCATCGGTCTACAATTTCTTCTTCAACATCACCCTCGCTGCCATAACCTGCTGTTAAAAGTTCTTCAATAAAGTATTTGTTCCAATCAAGTTCAAAAAAGCCATTACGTATATTATCTTCATTGACTTTCATATCAAGAACATTAACCCAAGGTTCTTTCTTTTTAGTAGCATATGCCTTCGGATCTTTAATTTTTAGTTTTTTATCAGATTCAGCTTCTAGTGCAGCCTTTTGTTCAGCAAGTTCTTTTTCTTTTGCTTCTATACCTGATACTTTTTTAAGCCATTGTTTCATAGTCCTGCCTTTCTAAGTGCGTCTTGATCGATAGGCGCCTTCATAGCCTTTTCGTGTTGTGCGTTTTTATATTGTCTAAGTTCCCCAGGCATTTCCGAATAGGCTAATGTGGAGTCTTGGAGTGAATCGCCATCCTTCTGCCATACACGCTTCAGCAACGTCTTTAACATTGAGGGTGTATTCTTCACTGCGTCCACCCATTGGCATAAGATATACTGGACATTGTACCCCGGCATCTTGGTAAGCACTAACAGCTCTTTTAACTTCGATAAAGTCGTCTTCAGTAGCCACAACAAACTTAAGATAAAGTTCGCTACCGTCAACAGTAGTATACTCACGAGCAACATCAGGCTTGATAGCAGTTTCCCAAGGTTCTCCTGAGACACTAAGTTTTGGGGAACAACTCCAAGTGACTGTAAGTCTGTCGCTGTCGTTGAGATAGTTGTAGAGATCGTCGTGTAAATGTTGTGTAGTATTTGTTTCAAATGTGATGTTCCTTAAATCCTGCATACGTGGATGTTCAAACAGCTCTACGTAAAGCCGTTGCCACGCTAACAACGGTTCACCGCCTGTCATGATCAAGTGTACATCTTGACCATTGTCTTGTACCCACTTACCGTTAGGAGTAAGTGAAAGTAAATGCTCAACTACTTCATCTACAGTTGCTTGTCGATTAAAGTGTTTAAACTCTGGATAGATACTTGCATATGTATCGCAACCTGTGTGGATAATAGGCAGGTCTGTAAACTCTTTAGTTGTTTCATGTACACCTGCGTCAAGTAATCCTTGTACTTCGGCATTGTGAATAATGCCTGCTTTTTGTTTTACATCACGCATTGGTTCGTTCTTTAAGCCAAAGTTCATACAACGAAAGTTACAACCGAAGGTGCGTAGGAATACACTGGGTACTCCTACAAACTTGCCTTCGCCTTGTACGCTATAAAAAGCTTCTGAATATCTTAGTTTCATAGATGTCTTTCTATTAACTGCTTCATAGTCAGGATAACCTTTTTCAAATACTGGTGCTATCATCTTGGTGCAAACTCCTGTTGGAGTTTGATGTTGTCAAAGAATTCTTTCTTTGTACCAGGATCGGTTTTAAATGCACCTTTTAGCACACTTGTTTGTGTTAAACTACTATGTGCCATAATGCCTCTATTCTCACAACAACCGTGTGTTGCTTGAATGTAAACACCTAAGTGTTCTGCACCTGTGGCTTTTTGTATTTGCTTTGCAATATCACCAGCCAGTTCTTCTTGTAGTGTGCCACGTCTAGCACACCATTGTGCAATACGTGTGTATTTGCTTAGTCCAATCAGTTTGTCTGCTGCAATAATACCAATGTACGCAATACCAGCTACTGGCTGATGGTGATGCGAACATACACTTTTTAGTTCGCTACGTACTACCAACATTCCTTCATAACGATCTTCATCGTGATTGGGGAATGCAGTAGCCTTTGGCTGAGCAAAGTATCTACCACTCATAAGCTCATTGATATACATTTTAGCAAGACGCTTTGCAGTGCCTTCGCTGTTAGGATCATTGTCTGTATCAATAATCAATGTTTCCAGTACATCTTGAAACTTGTATGTTAGTTCGTTCTGAATCTCTTGTAATTCAAACTCACTAATATGTTCGCTGATATTATCATTAGCAAAAAAACGTACATTGTTTTTTCTTAGTCTTTCACGTACGACTTCACTTACTTTCACTGTAGCCACAGTATCAGTGTCAAGTCCAATATTTTTATCTTCCATTTGTTTCTCCGAGTTATAGACGAGGATGTCTATATTTTATAATATAATGTATTTAGG